CTTGCAATGAATATGAATATGGTTGCAAATGAAGCATTTCTTGATACTGCGTCAGTTCGTTCTTCGGTTGTATCTCACGCAAAGACATTAGGTTATATACCTAACTCTGTTAGAGCTCCAATTGCATTTGTAAATGTAACTTTAAATAATATTGGTAATTTAACATCTGCAACTATTCCAGTAGGAACAGTATTTACAACGGTGATTGATGATGTTAATTATCAATTTGTTACGGTTGCAGAACATTCAACACAAATTGAAAATGGTGTTATCTCATTTACTAATCTTCCCATTTATGAGGGAACATATGTAACAAATCGTTATACGGTTGATGTCGATAATGTAGACCAAAAGTTTTATGTTAATGATGAAAATGGTGATACAACTACCTTGATTGTTGATGTATTTGATAATTCAAGTTCTACCTCTTCTACAACATTTACTCTTGCGACTGATACTACGCAAACTGCATCTGACTCAAATGTTTATTTTTTACAAGAAAGTGTGGATGGTAAATTTGAAATATATTTTGGTGATGGTATTATTGGTAAAGCTTTATCTGATGGTAATGTTGTTCGTATGAGATATGTTGTTACAAATAAAACAAGAGCAAATGGTGCAAGTTCTTTTTCAACTTCTGCAACTATCTCTGGTATTACTAATATTACAACTGCGACAGTTTCAAATGCATCTGGTGGTGCAGAGAAAGAAAGTATTCAATCTATTAAATTTAATGCACCACTTGATTATGCAGCTCAAGGTCGTGCAGTTACAGTAAACGACTTCAAAGCAGTTGTACCAAAAGTTTATGCAAATGCAAAGTCTGTTCAAGTTTATGGTGGAGAGGATAATGATGTTCCTACCTATGGTAAAGTTTATATTTCTATTGTTCCAACAACTGGTTCTATTACTGCATCAGCAAAATTAGACATTATTAAAAATTTAAAAAACAATTATACAGTTGCATCTGTAACACCAGAGATTGTTGACCCAGAATATACAAAAATAAGATTGAATGTTAACTTTTCATACAACTCTAAAAATACTGTTAAAGCACAAGAGACATTAATATCTAATGTTAAAAAAACAATTACTGATTTTAATACAAATAATTTAAGTAAGTTTGATACAGCTTTTAGATTTTCTCCATTTTCTAGTTTAATTGATAATACTGACCCATCAATAACATCTAATATTACAACTGTAAAATTAAGTAAAGATTTTATACCAACACTTAATACTGCAACTAAGTACACAATACCTTTTAACAATGCGTTACATAATCCACACGCTGGTCATAATAAAGAACTTGGTGGTATTTTACAATCCAGTGGATTTAAAATTCAAGGTAATATAAATGAAATGTTTTTAGATGATGATGGGGATGGAAATGCAAGAATGTATTATGTTGTAGATGGTACTACAAAAACTTATCAAGATAATAATGCTGGTACTATTAATTATAAAACTGGTGAGATAGTATTAACTTCACTTAACATTACAGAGATATCAAATGTTGACGGTGTATCATCCACTAAAATTAGAATGATTGTTACCCCAGAATCAAATGATGTTATTGCAGTTAGAAATCAAGTGTTAGAAATTGACATTGCAAATTTAATTGTTGTTGCAAATGTAGATACTATTGCAACTGGTTCTGCGAGTGCTGGTGTTGGTGTATTAACTTCAAGTTCTTACACTGGTGCAAGTTCAGCAAATGCCTCTGCATCAACCAGCTCTACAAGTAGTTCTTCTTCAAGTTCAAGTTCAAGTTCATCAAGTAGTTCTAGTGGATACTAGTTATGGCTAATAATGACAATACTGTAAAAAATAAAGTATCAAATCATATACAACATCAACTGCCTGAATTTATTCAAGCAGACCATCCAGTATTTTCACAGTTTGTCAAATTATATTATCAGTTCTTAGAAAGTGCAGAGGTTACTTTTAGTGAGATTAATAATTATGTTAGAGAAGAAACAGAGTCAGTAAATTTTATTCTAGATGAAAATGGTGACCAAATTGTTCTGGAAGACTCTGAAATAAAATTTGAAGTAGGAGAAACGGTTACTGGTCAAACATCTGGAGCTACTGCAAAAGTTCTGGTTGATGATGTAGACGATAATAAAAGATTATTCATATCATCTCAAACTCGTTTTATAATTGGAGAGATAGTAAGTGGTGCAACTTCAAATGCATCTGGTACTATCGAAACATATCGTCCTAATCCAGTTTCTAGTATTCAACAACTTCTTAATTATTCAAATGTAGATTCAACTCTTTATACATTCTTAGATAACTTTAGAGATTCATTTCTTGAGGGTATCGTTGATAATGTTAACTCTGGAGTTGATAAAAGAAAACTTGTAAAAAATATTCGTGACCTTTACCTTGCAAAAGGCACAAAGAAAGGACATGAATTATTTTTTAGACTTCTATTAAATGAAACTCCACAAGTCCAATTTCCTAATGAACAAATGTTGCGTGTCTCTGATGGTGTCTGGAGTGTAAGAAATATTATGAGGGTAAATCCAGTTAATGGTAGTGCAACTGAACTTATAGGTCAAACAATTACTGGACAAACATCTTTTGCAACTGCAATTGTAACTGCATCTGTTTCTTTTAGAGAAGCTGGTAATAACGTAATTGAGTTAGAATTAGACCCAGAAACTATCGTAGGAACATTTGAAGAAAATGAACTTGTTTTTGGAACATCTATTGTAACAGACTCTATTGTATCTTTTAGACCTTATAGTATTATAATTGATACTACTGTCTCAAATGGTGGTGCATATTACACAGCAGACCAAACAATTAATATTGCAGCTGGTGGTAGTAATACTGCAACTGCAAAAGTGCAAAATGTTACAAGGGGTGTTGTTGATGAGATTATTGTTGATGATGCTGGACAAGGATATGCTGTAGGTGATAACTTAGTTTTAAATAATGCTGGAACTGATGGTGTAGGTGCAGCTGCACAAGTGTCTGTTGTTGGTGGTGGTATCGCACCAGAGAGTGGAAGTTTATCTGAATATGGAATGGGTGCAAATGACCATATCACATTAGAATCAACAAGTCAATCTTTTTATAATGACTCATATGAAGGAACAAAGATTGTTCTGGAAACAGGCACTTTTGCAGACCTTAGTGTTGCATCTGAAGCTGGTGAGATTACAGATGTAAGGATGGTTGGTCGTGGTGCTGGTTATTCTAAACTACCAGTTATCACAAGCATTACAACTGCAAATGGTAGTGGTGCAAAACTTGTAGCTGCATCTAACTCTGGTATTGGTGCTGTTGCATCTTTTGAAATCATAAACCAAGGATTAACTTATTCTACTGCACCAGCACTAAATCCATTTCGTCATGCAATTCTAAAAGATATATCTGGAACATTTACCTCTGGTGATAATCTAACATCACACTCTGGAACTGTTACTGCATTTGATAGTGCGAGACAATTAATATCTTTAAATACAACTGCAAATCTTGTGGTAGGTAATACTGTTGCAACTGCTGGTGCGTCTGGAACAATTGCAAATATTAGTATTGCAAGTGGTACTGCACAAGTTGGTCAGATTGCATCTACAGCTGGAAACTTCTTGAATTCAGAAGGACAAATTTCAGAAGTTATTATTAGAATACAAGATAGTTTCTATTATCAAGATTATTCATATGTTATTAAAGTAGGTCAATCTATCAATGAGTGGAGAGATGCAATTAAATCAACTGTTCATCCTGCTGGTTGGAATGTATTTGGTGAGGTTGAAGTTGTTGGTCGTGCAAACGCAAAGATAACTCCACAGACTGTAGACTCCTTTACACCAGAACTTGCATCCACATTACGAAATATCTTTATTACAGTGTTTGGTCGTAGACTTGGAACTGTTGATGATGGAACTGCATTGAAGGCTACACCAAAAGTTGGTTCTGACGATTTAACAAGTTTTCCAAATACGAATAGAGATTTAACACTTACAAGAATTAATAATGTTGTGGTCGGTGTTGCAAGAAGTCCAAGAGCGATGGGCCCAACATTAGACTTACTTCCAAGGTATGCATTTAGTATTGGTGCAAACACTACAGAAAATATTCCACACTATCCAGGCATCAAAAGAATTACAAACTTAGATGGTATCAATGACCAATCATTTACTATAGACCAGTTTAGAAATATTCAGATTGACCAAGTTTCAGATAGTAATGGTAACATACCACTAGATGCTTTTAATACAAGAATTAATGTTCCACCCCCAGGCGAGATACAAATATCTGGTGGTGCAAGAACAAACGCATTTGATAATAACTTTATCACATTTGATAGTAGTACAGAAACATTTGATGAAACTACATTAACGACATTAATGAGTGATACTGGATTTACATTTGATAGTACATCTGTTAAGTTTGATGGTACTGGCGGTGATGCAGTACCAAGGGATACTGGTGGACAATATAATGTAGACTTTAGTGATAACAATGTGACATTTGACAGTGGTATAAATAAGTTTGATAATTCATTCAACTTGCCAGTATTTGAAAGATTTGACTCTACCAGTTTCAGATTTGATAATACAAACAAAAAATTTGATATAGGTTTGTAACCTACATAAATAAATGAAAGAATCTAATTAGGAGAAAACTAACATGGCATATCAAGCACTTGGTCTTGGTTCTTCAGCTAATGACGGTACTGGTGATGACCTCAGAACTGGTGGAGACAAGATTAACGATAACTTTGTAGAAATCTACACCAAACTAGGTAATGGTTCTACTCTTACATCTGATACAGTAACACTTAATACTGGAACTCAGACGTTAACAAATAAAACATTAACTGCACCCACAATTAACGGTGTCGTTGGTGGAACTACAACTTCACAAACAATCACTACACTTACAACTGCTGGAATCACTGGAACTGGTGGTGCATTAGAAATTACAGCTGATAACTATATTGTAGAATTTAGAGGTGATGGTTCAACTAACGGAGCTGTTGGTCAGATACAATTAAATTGTAGTAACAACTCTCATGGTCAAAAAATCAAAGCACAACCACATAGTGAGGGTGTTACAAATGAAATGTTACTACCAAAAGGTGCAAACTCTACATTAGTAAGTTTAGTATCTGCTGATACTCTTACTAACAAGACTTTAACTTCGCCTGTTCTGACAACACCACAGATTAACGATACGTCTTCTGACCATCAATATGTGTTTGCAGCTTCAGAACTTGCAGCTGATAGAACTGTAACTCTTCCATTACTTACTGGTAATGATGAGTTTGTCTTCAAAGACCACGCAGTTACAATGACTAACAAAACTATGGGTGCAATGTTTGGTACAGTGCAAGCACTTTCTGGTGCTGGTGCAGTAGATGTCACTTCACTAATTACACAAGTTACCACAACTGGTGCAGACGCATTGACACTTGCTAATGGTGCAAACGGTCAATTAAAAATTATTACTATGGTTGCAGATGGTGGTGATGGAACTCTTACTCCAACTACTTTTGCAAACGGTTCAACAATTACATTCAATGATGTTGGTGATAGTGCAATCTTAGTGTACAATACAACTGGTGGTTGGGCTGTTGTAGGTTCAACTGGAGTAACTATTGCATAAGGAGTAGTCAATGGCTATTGATACAATCAAATCTACGGCAGTACTTGACGGTGCAATTGCCACGGCCGACATTGCAGATGATGCTGTAACGGCTGCAAAACTTGGAGCTGGTGCTGTTGACACAACTGCATTGGGAACTGATGCAGTAACAACTGCAAAGATTGCTTCTTCTCAAGTTACCACTGCAAAATTAGGTGCTGATGCTGTAACGGCTGCAAAACTCGCTGATGATGCTGTTGTGACTGCAAATATCGTAGATGGAAATGTTACTACTGCAAAAATTGTAGATGACGCTATTACAACTGCAAAAATGAACGCATCATTGATTACTCATATTGATGCTGGTTCAACTAAGGCACAAGGAATTACCACTTCTTTTGCAGATACAAACCTTACTGGTAATATTACTATCCCTGCTGGTTGTACTAAAATAATGTGGTTTATGCGTGGTGGATATAGACAAAATGGATTAGGTAGAAATCACAGTTCCGTTAGGTTAAAATTTGTTAGGTCTGGCTCAACTACATATATTGGTGGCGGCAGTTGGGGATTTGGAATACATATGCAAGTGGGAAATGATGCTCCTCAGCAAAATCATTCTCATTGGACTCTTTATGCAAACTTATTTGATTATGATTCCGATAATAACCAAGCAAGCCTTGTAGCTGGAAACACATATGCAGTAACTGTACAAGTTAGAGATGCATATGCAAATGGTTCAAATTTATTTATTTTTGGTGATGTTACTTCTAACGTAACATATTACCCAGCATTTATGTCGTTTATGTTTTTCTAGGAGATGAATTATGAATTTTAATGTTGATGAAATGGAAAACAATATCTTACACGCAATTGCAGTTGCAAAAGAGAAGCATAAAATAGAAGAAGATTTTTCTTTTATTAATGGTCTTCCTACTAATGAAGAAGAGTACAATAAAAATATTCGTTGGTTAAATGGTGAAGATAAAGACGGTAATCAGTTATATCATGCAGACCAAAAATTAACATGGAAACAAGTTCAAGATGTTGTTGCAGAAGCATCTGCAAGAAATAAATTACATGATTTACGAAAAGAAAGAACTAGAAAACTCGCAGAAACAGATTGGACTTCAAATTCAGACGTAGTGATGTCTGATGAGATGAAAAAATATCGTCAAGAGCTTCGTGATATTACAAAGACATATAAAACTCTTGATGATGTTAAATGGCCAACTAAACCATCTTAACAGTATGAATAAATAACTTTATAGGGAAAAACAATGGCGGCAATTATTACAGAAAAATTTAGACAGTCCAACGCAGATGCATTTTCTGCTGATGTGACTTCTAGTAAATATTATATGTTTGTGGGAAAATCACAACCTTGGACTTCTGAGGGTGCGACTACAGATAATAACCCACCAACACCAGTAGATAGTGTTGCACCAGAATCATATTATTGGGATGATATGTTGGCTGCAAAACTAATTTCTTCAAAATCTTTTGTAATCCCTCGTAGAGACTTTGCAACTACAACAGCATTTGATATGTATAGACATGATATTGGGGGAGTGTCTACTGGTAATTATGGAACTACAAAAACTACAAGTTCAAGTGGTGCGACAAATCTATTTGACTCAACATTCTATTTTAAGACTAGTGACCACAAGGTTTACAAAGTTCTTTATAATGGTGACCAGTTACAAACTGGAGCTGGTAACATTTCTGGTTCAGAACCAACTTCAACAAATAACGCACCATTCTGGCAAGACAACAATTATTATATAAAATACTTGTATACAATGAATACTACTGAAGTGCAAAACTACTTGACAACTGACTTTATGCCTGTTAAGGTAAACGCAAATGCAGATGCAAATAGAGGTGTGTATGTATTCATGGTAACATCTGGTGGTTCATCATATCCAAACGGAACTTTTTATACAAAACTTAGAGGAGATGGTGACGGTAATGCAAAAGCAAAACTAGTAGTATCTGGTGGTGCTATTCAAGAGTTTGGTAATAATGCATTATCAACAACTTCATATATGCAAGCAAATGGAACTGGATATTCCTTTGCAACCTTTGATATTGCTGGAACTAACATTTATACTGATGCAAACTGTACAACTTTAATCTCTGGTGCAACTTTAACTGCATGGAATAATGCGACAGCTGGTTCTATCAAAGCAATTATTGACCCACCTTCTGGACATGGAACTGATGATATTGAAGAACTTGGTGGTCATTTTGTGATGTTACAATCTAAGTTTGAACCAGCAGATGCTGATGTGGTGCAAGTAAATGATTTTAGAAGAGTTGGTATTGTAAAAGACCCAAAAGACTCTGCAACTGGTAATGTTGCTAATTTAGCAACTGCAAGAACTACCAATGCAATTATTATGGCATCTGGTGGAAGTGGAACATATCAAGTAGATGAATTAATTACACAGGCATCAACTGGTGCTCAAGGTCGTGTAATTGAGTGGGATAGTACAAACAGAATATTATATTATGTTCAAGAAAAATATTCTTCATATGGATTAGATTCATCTGGTAATCTGACTGCATTTTCTGGTGCGAATGCTGTAACTGGTGGTTCTTCTAGTGCAGTGTTTACTCCTTCAGTTGCAACATCTGGAACTACAAACGGTGTTGTGTTTGCAAGTGGGTATGCAGTGCCAGAACTTTCAAGGGATACTGGTGAGATAATCTATGTGGAAAACAGAAGAGCAATCTCAAGAGCCTCAGACCAAACAGAGGATATTAAAGTCGTAGTGGAATTCTAAACAATGCAAAAAACCGATTTAAACGTATCACCATATTATGATGATTTTGACCCAGCAGACCAGTTTCATAGAGTTCTTTTTAGGCCGGGCTTTGCAGTTCAGGCAAGAGAACTTACGACTCTGCAATCAATTATGCAGAATCAAATTGAAAGACATGGTAGACACTTTTTTAAAGAAGGGTCTATGGTCATCCCAGGCCAGATTGGTTTTACAAATAATTATTATGCTGTAAAATTACAATCTACATTTAATTCTGCATCTATTTCTGGATATCTTGACTCATACGTTGGTTCGATAATTACTGGTAATATCTCTGGTATTACTGCAAGAGTTATTCAAGTATCAGCTGCAACCACAACTGATGCACCAACTCTTTATGTAAAATATTTAACAACTGCAACAACTACTGCAAATGCAACTGGTACAACTGGTGCTTCGGTTGCAAACCAAACTGTAGAATTTGTTAATGGAGAAAGTATTTCAGCTGATGTTGCAATTAGTTCATTTAGTTCTGGGAACAACTCTTCAACTCTTTTAACCACTGGTGGCACAGATGTAGGGTCTTCTGCAAGTATTGAAGAGGGTGTGTATTTTGTTCGTGGACAATTTGTTCGTGTACCAGCACAAAGAATTATTCTTGACAAATATAGTAATATTCCATCTTATCGTGTTGGTCTTACTGTTGCAGAAACATTAGTAACACCAGAAGCAGATACAACTCTTTTAGATAATGCAGCTGGTTCTTCAAATGTTAATGCAAAGGGTGCTCACAGATTACAAATTACACTAACTTTAGATAAATTAGAGTTAGGTTCTACAGATGATGAAAATTTCATTGAACTGATGAGATTGAAAAATGGTGTTGTTGAAAGATTAGTTGACAAAACTGATTATAATATTTTTAATGAAAATATTGCAAGAAGAACTTTTGATGAATCTGGAAACTATACAGTTCGTTCTTTTGGTATTGACATTAAAGAAGCTTTAGATGACGGAACTAATGAAGGTGTATATGCAACTGGTCAAACCACTGATGGTGGTAATACCCCATCTAGTGACCTTGCAACTGTTCAAGTTGACCCAGGCAAGGCCTATGTTCGTGGTTATGAAATTGAAACAATTGTTCCAACTTACCTAGATTTAATTAAACCTAGAACTACACAGAATTTTGACTCTGCTATTACAAATGTAGAGGTTGGTAATTTTACAAAAGTAACTAATGTGTTTGGTACTCCAGACCTCTCACCATTTATTTCTGGTGAAGTCGCAGAACCATATCGTGCAGTAGAACTTCATAGTATAAAAAATAGTTCTAGAGGAAGCACTCCAAACTCACCAGTGGGAGTCGCAAGAGCTCGTGCATTTGAACACGCATCTGGTAATACAACGAATGATACGTTATCTAATGCATCCGACTCTGATGCAATATTCAACGCATATCTTTTTGATATTCGTATGTTTACACAAATCCAAATTAGTGCAAACTTTGCTGGAAGTCCAAATGGAGTAGCACAAGGTTCAAAAATTACTGGTGCATCTTCTGGTGCAACTGGATTTGTTCATAGTGCTGTTAATAATTTAATTCAATTAATTACTGTCTCTGGTAACTTTAATGTTGGTGAAAACCTTATTTCATCTTCACAAACAGTTTCTAATAATGCAAGTCAGTTTATAGAAAACTCTGGTGGTGCAGCTGTTACAGTTTCATCTATTACAACAAGAAACTTTGATGATGTCAAATCATTGTTTATGAATTCACCTAATACTGGTGCAGACTTTACCGCTGACTTAGTATTAGATACATCTCTAACACTTGGTGGTAATGTTTCTATGAATGGTTCTAATGCAACTGTTACTGGTTTTAATACTACATTTACCTCTGATTTAAAAGTAGGAGATTTTGTCACTGTGCCTGGCGCAGCTGGTTCTGGTAATGATTTAACTGCAAGAGTAAATGCAATTGCATCTAATACTTCACTTACACTTGCAAGTAACTCTGCAACTGCTGTTACTTCTGTGCAAATTATCAGATTAAGAAATACTCTTCGTGACCAACAAAAGAATCTTCTTCTTAGAAAACTAAGAAAAAATACTATTAAAACTTTAAAAACTGATGCAAATACTGGAACTCCACAAACTACAGTTACATTTAGACAACAGTTTGTTGTGACAACAACATCATCTGGTGAAATTAACTTAACTGCTGGTTCTAATGAAACCTTCTCTGCAAAGTCAAATACAGACTGTGTAATCACAATTATTACTGCTGGTTCTGCAATTGGTGGTAGTTCAAATACAGCAGCTGCTGGTGATGTAATTAACCTTGAGGCAAGTACAACGCCTGCACAAACTTATGTGGTAAATGCAAATACACTTACTATTACTAATCCAGAAATTTTAGGAAACGGTGCAAAGGTAAAAGTTGTTGCAACAATAACAAGAACAATTGCATCTGAAAAAACTAAAACTAATCAATCTGGTCATCTAGTTCTTGTTGATGCAGACTTTGGTTCAGGGCCTGCCTATGGTACTGCATCTCAACATAAAGAAATATCACTTGGTCGTGCAGATGTTTATAAACTATTTGCAGTTCTTGACTCAGAAGATGCAAGTGCAAATCCAACTCTTCCACAGTTTACGGTTACTGGTGTATCAGGCACATTTACAAAAGGTGAAACTATTAATGGTGCAATTAGTGGATGTAATGCAGTAATCATTAATACAACTAATCCAATTACATTTATTGTAACAAATGGTAAATCATTTACTTCAAATGAAACAATCACTGGTCAAACTTCTACTGCAACTGCAACACTAGGTACGTTTACTGCTGGGTCTAAAAATATCACAGATAGATTTACTCTTGACACTGGACAAAGAGATAACTTTTATGATATTTCAAGACTTGTAAGAAAAGGTGGTAAACCAACTCCAGTTGGAAAATTATTAATTGTATGTAATTACTTTGCACATGGTACTGGTGATTTCTTTACAGTTGACTCATACTCTGGTGTAGATTATACTGAAATTCCAACTTATACCTCAACAAGAGTTGACCCAGAGGTTAAAGCTCCTTCTGGTGAGTTTGACCTAAGAGACACAGTTGATTTTAGACCAAGGGTTGGTGATGCAACTATTGATACTACAACTAGTATTCAAAGTCAGACTACACATAAAGTTACATCTACCTCTTTTGATTTTGCATCAAGGTCTTTTGCTGGAACTGGTGCATCTGATATTAAAATACCAAAAGACAATTCACAATTTCAATATGATTTTGACTTTTTCCTTGGAAGAAGAGATTTATTATTTTTAACTGAAGCTGGTTTATTTAAAGTTCTTAATGGTGTTCCTTCAGAGACTCCAGAATTTCCTAAAAAATTAGAAAAGGCTATGTTACTTGCAGAAATTTCTCTGCCGCCATATGTGTTAGATATTGATGATATTACTTTTAGTAAAACTCAAAATAAACGATATACAATGGCAGATATAGGTGACCTTGAAAAAAGAATTAATCAACTTCAATATTATACTGCACTAAATCTTTTAGAAAAAGATGCACAGTCATTCCAAGTTCAAGATGAGAATGGACTTGATAGATTTAAATCTGGATTTATTGTAGATAATTTCTCTGGTCACTCTGTGGGTGATGTTCAGAATGATGATTATAGAAACTCAATTGACTATCAAGGAAATGAACTTCGTCCAAAATTCTTTATGAAAGGTATTAAACTTATTGAAGAAAATACTACTGATGCACAAAGAACTGGAGATGGTTATCAAAAAACTGGTGATATGATTACTCTACCATATACAGAAGTTGTTTCAGTGCAACAACCTTACGCATCAAGAGTTGAAAACTTAAACCCAGTTCTCACATTTACATGGACTGGTGTATGTCAACTAAATCCATCTGGTGATGAGTGGTTTGAAGTTAACAGACTTCCAGCTCTTATTATAAACAAAGAGGGTAACTTTGACCAGTTGGTTGCACAAGTTGGAAATGCAATGGGTACTGTATGGAACTCATGGCAGACACAATGGTCTGGTACTTCAACTACAAGACAACAAATTTCTTCTAGTACATTTAATACTACAAATTTTAATTGGTGGAGTACACAAGTCAATACATTTAGAGATACAACTACTAGAGTTACAACAACCACTACTCAAAGACAAAGAAGAACTGGTTTAAATACTCAAGTGGTTGCACAAATTGATTATGAAAGTGATGGTGACAGATTACGTTCTACTGCACTAATTCCTTTCATGAGAAGTGTTAATATTACATTTACTGCACAAGGTTTAAAACCAGTCACCAGAATGTATCCTTTCTTCGATAAAGTTAATGTTAGTTCTTTTGTAACACCTAATGCAAATGGTTATTCTACTGCATCTTTGGGTGGTTCTATTATTGCAGACGGTAACGGAGAGGTCAGTGGTGTATTCACTATTCCAGACCCAAATGTTGCTGGTAATCCAAAGTTTAAAACTGGACAAAGAGTTTTCAGATTAACTTCTTCTGAAACTAATCTTACAAATCCAGAACCAGAGACATTCGCTCAAGCTATTTTCTCATCTACTGGTATTCTTAGAAATATTCAAGAAGAAATTATTGCAACTAGAAATGGTAGAATTGAAACTCAAAATGTTTCTGATACAAGAACTATTTCAAGTGCAACTTCTAGAAATGAAAGTAGAAGAGATTTAATTCGTTCACAAACTTTTGCAAATCAAAGAGAAGAAGAAGATGGTGAAGAAGGGTCTGACCCACTTGCACAAACATTTAAGGCTACTGAATCTGGTGGAGAAATGATTACTAAGATTGATGTTTTCTTCCAGAGAAAAGATGCAAATATTCCAGTTCTTTGTCAAATTCGTGAAGTTGTAAATGGTTTTCCAACAATTAAACAGTTACCTTTTGCTGGAAAGTACCTAAGTCCTTACATGAAGGGTACAGTATCAATGAGTGCTGGTGGTACAACTATTACTGGTACAAATACTGACTTCTTAACTGGCACACACAATCTTAAAATTGGTGACACAATTACTATTACTGGTGCTGGAAATACAACTTCTGGTGTATCCACTGATACAAAAAACTATGATACACAGGCACTTGTAGGTAAGGTTACTGGTATCAATTCGGATACGTCAATGACAATTGATACGGCAGCTGCAAGAGCTGTATCTAGTAAAAAGATTAGTAATGTTAACTTATCTGCTGATGCAACTGCAACTACAACATTTAGATTTGATGCACCAGTTTATGTCAAAGATGAAGTTGAATATTGTATCGTTCTTTTCACTCCTTGTGAAAGTTATTTTGCATGGATTTCAAGAATGGGTGAACTTGATATTGGTGGTACAAGAATGATTTCAAAACAACCACACTTGGGTGTGTTGTTTAAATCACAAAACAATACAACTTGGAATTCATATCAATATGAAGATATGAAGTTTACAATTCATAGAGCAAGTTTTGTTGCTGGTTCTAGTGGTAAACTTACATTAAATAATGATGTTGTTCCAAGTCAAACACTTCCAGTTGACCCAATTAGAACTATTACTGGTCAAACATTTGTACAAGTAAATCATCCAAATCACCATATGTATTCTACATCTAATAATGTGATTATTAGTGGAGTATCATCTGGTATTACCACAACACTTGCTGGTGCAATTAGTTCTACATCACAAACAAGTATTTCAATAAATGCAAACTCTGACTTTGTTGCAAGTAATGATGGTTCAAATATCTATATTAAAATAGGTAGTGAGGTAATTGTAGGTACTATCTCTGGAACAACAATTACTGCATCTACAAGAGGACTTGAGGGAACAGCCGCAACTCACTCTAATGGTGCGACTGTAGAATTATATCAATTGAATGGTATACCACTAACACAAGTAAATAAAACTCATACTGCTCTTGCAAATATTAGAATTGATAGTTATACTGTTGCAACATCAACAGCTGCTACTTCAAGTTCAAATCAAGGTGGTAATTCTGTAGTTGCAACTGAGAACGCAATGATTGATGGAACACAAACTTTAGTTCCGACTATATCGTTCCCAGATACAGATATAACTGCTGCTATAAGAACTACAAGTGCTACATCACCATCTGGTACAGAAACATCATTTAATCTTCAAGGAACTACTTTTGCAAAATCAATTGTTCTTGGAGAAAACTGTTATTTTGATACACCAAGGATGATTGCAAGTCAGATTAATGAAACTAATGAACTTGCTGGACAGAAATCTTTTTATCTAGATATTGATTTACAAACGTCATTGGAAAATCTATCTCCTATGGTAGATTTAGATAGAAAGTCAGTTGTTGCGTTTAGTAACAGACTTGATAATATTAATACTCCAGCTGATATGGGTGTATCTGCACTACAAGGTGATTTTGTTGCATCAACTCTTCCAAGTGGTGATAGTAATGAAGCAATTTATATGACAAGAAAAGTTGCACTTGATACTCCTGCTACTGGTATTAAAGTTATTCTAGATGCAAATAGATTTGCAAGTGCAGACATTAAACTTATGTTTAAAATACTTCGTTCTGATGACGCATCTGACTTTGATGAGATTGGATATAACTTCTTCAATACAAATGGTGGCCCAGATAATGTTGTCAACGCATCACTATCTGACTCAGATTTTAAAGAGTATGAATATACTGCAAATAATCTAGATGAATTTATTGCATTATCAATTAAAATTGTAATGCAAGGAACTAACAGTTCAGAACCACCAAGAATTAAGGACTTGCGAGCAATCGCATTGGCAACATAATGTCGGATTATAAACCAGTAGAAGGTCATTCAGATTTAATAAAGGATATGCACTCAAAGGCAGTGATAAATACTAATAGAAGTGCGTATCTTGCTGCTGTTCAAAGAAAAAGAACTTTGCAACAACAGAAAGATGAACTAAGAGATGCAACAAGAGAAATAAATATATTAAAGTGTGAGATGCATGAAATTAAATCTCTCTTAATAAAATTGGTAGAAAAAGATGGCAGATAGAAACGTAGCAGGAAGTAATACCTTTGAACAGTTTCGTGTAGAGTTTAATGAACTCGCAACTGATGTTGGAGATATCGCTGGTATTACTGGTGCAACTGGTATTATTGCGTCTGCAACTGATGTTGTAGAAGCAGTTACATTACTGAACACTGCTGTCAATATATCTGACTTAGATGGTGCTGGTGATAGTGGAACTTTTGCAGTAGACTTAGATACGCAATCGCTAACCATCGCTGGTACTACAAATGAGATTGAGACTGTTGCAAGTGGACAAACACTTACAATTGGTTTACCAAATGCAGTTACAATCTCTGGAACATTAACTGCTGGTAATTTACAAACTGGTGGAAACATAACTAATGGTTCTGTGAACTTGACATTTCCTACAGTTGGAGGTACAATCTCTACTGAAGGATTCTCAATCGCACTAGCAACTGCGTTAGGATAAGGAAAGAAATATGGCTAATAACTTTGTAAACAGTTTTGCAAGTATTCCGACTGCTGGTGAGTTTTATCAATCCACTGGAAGTGCGACTGATAATGCTACAGGCCCACAGTTAGTTTACAATGCAAACAATGGTTCAAGTGGTGTTAACTCAATTCTGGTGGAACTTGATGCTTCCAATACTGGAACTGCTGGTGTCGCACTTACTTGTTTTATTCAAGACACCTCTGCAACTCTAGGGTCAATTACAAGTATTGTATCTTCAAGTGACGTTGCAACTGTAACAACTGGTTCTGCACACGGATTAAGTGTAGGACACTATGTTCATGTAACTGGGTCAACAACTGCATTTGTAAACGGAATATACAAAGTTGCATCTGTTCCAAGTGCAACAACATTTACATATGCACAAAATTCTGGTGCATCAAATGGAACTGCAGCTGGAACAAAAGTAATCTTCAAAGCATATCACATTGTAAAAGATGTTACAATCCCAGCATCATCAACACTAAAGATTGTATCTGGACAAAAGATTGTTTTAAATTCAAACGATAAGGTATATGCATACGCAAGTGCGGCTAATGTTGATTTAATCGCTGGTATTCTACAAGAGGTATCGTAATATGGCATACATAGGTGCGTCAATTGAAAACAGAGTTAGTCCAAAGTTCTTGAAAGAGGACTTTACTGGAGATGGAAGTGCTACAACTTTTACTCTAACAAATGAAGTGCCTGGGGGTTCTTCTCAGAACATTATGGTTGTGGTAAACAATGTTGTTCAAGAACCAGACGTTGCCTATACAATTGGTGATGACTCAAATGATAAACCAAAAATTCTTACATTTACTGGAACGCCTGCAAATGGTGATAGTATCTATGTTATTCATCACGGTCTAACAACTATTCTTCATTCACCACCAGCTGGTTCTGTTGGTGCGAATGAATTATCTGACGCATTAAAAACATTTACCACGGATGCATTTACTGGTAATGGTTCTGCAACTACAGTGACCTTATCAGAAATTCCAGCAAACGCATCACAAATTATGGTGTTTGTTGACGGTATTTTACAGAAGTCATCAACAAACTATTCACTCAATACGACAACTGGAGTGATTACATTTACAGCTGCACCAGACAATGGTGCAGAGATTGAAGTGAAACATCTTGGTATTAGAACAACTGCAAGAAGAGCATTATCAATGTTCCTAGATAACTTTACTGGTAACGGTTCTACTACTGCATTTACTTTAAGTAATAATGCATCTGTCAATGATGTGTTTGTTTTTTACAATGGTGTTGCAATGAAACCAACAACGGATTATGGTATTTCTGGTGCAACTCTTACGTTCACATTTACACCAGTAAATAATTCGCAAATAATGGCGAGGTATTTCGTATAATGGCTAGTAACGCAAAAAATTTAGCAGAACTTTTAAATAACGAATCTACTATTGCAGTCGCAGATGTCGCTGATGGTTCTATTACAACTGCAAAACTTGCTGCTGACGCAGTTACAACTGCAAAACTTGCTGCTGACGCAGTTACATCTGCAAAACTTGCTGACGATTCTGTTGTAACTGCAAATATTGTTGACGGTGCTGTCACAACTGCAAAGGGTGGTGGTGCGTTTAATGGTAGAAGAAATTATATTATTAATGGTGATTTTTCTATAGCACAAAGGGCCACTTCTGCATCTAGTGTTGCTGGTCAATATGTGTCACTTGATAGATGGAAAACATGGGCTGGAAGTGCAGCTACAGTGTTTTCAAAACAAGACCATACTGTAGGTCAGACTGATGTTCCACAAGCATCTTTTTATGCAAGAGCAGTAGTCTCTGCAAATAGTGCCTCTGGTGCATATTCCACTATTAATCATCATATTGAAAATGTTCTTCTTTCAAATTCACAACAAATGACACTTTCATTTTATGCTAAAGCATCATCTGCTGGTTTAAAAATTGCTATTGAACCAATTCAAAATTTTGGAACTGGTGGTAGTCCAAGTAGTAGAGTTTTAGGTACTGGTTCTCAATTATCAACAAAAACCTTAACAACCTCATGGGCAAGATATACTCACACATTTACATTCGGAAGTGTTTCTGGAAAAACAATTGGTACAGCAGCAGATTCTTCTAGTTTTGAAATTGGATTTTGGTTAAGTGCTGGTTCTGACTTTAATGCAAGAACTGGTAGTATTGGAAATCAAGCAGGAACATTTGAAATATCTCATGTACAATTGGAAAATGGCCCTACTGCTACTCCATTTGAAAATTTAAGTCAATCTGAGACATTATTGCTTTGTCAAAGATATTACAATAAAGGCGGTGATAGTTATACATATGGTGCAGTTTTTAGTTGTAATACTAATTCTAATGCGTATTCTTGGGTTAGATATCCAGTACAAATGAGAGCTTCACCAAGTGTTTCTTTAACTAGTACTGGTCAGGCATTATATGTCGCTGGTGCTTCTAGGTCAATATCTAATCGTGTTCCTCAAAATGGAGATAGAGTTGGGTTTCAGTATAATTTAGTTGTAAGTGGAGTTGCTGGAAACGCTGGACACTTTGATGCAACAGCACCTTTCTATGTCGCTGATGCAGAATTATAGGAGTTATTATGGATACTAGTAATATTAAATCAGCAAAATATAGTGATACTGTTCAAATGGATGGTACAAAAAAATTAAAAGAGTATGTAAGAGTTGTTATGAAAGAGGGTGACGATTTATTTGTTCCAACAGATGAAGCAAATATGAATTACGTTACTCTAATGCAAATGGTTGCTGATGGTGACTTAACAATCGCAGATGCAGACTAAATATGTTTAAAGGAAAACAATAATGAGTTACATTGGATTAGAGCCATCACACGGTAGTTTTGACAAACAGTTAATAACTGGTGACGGTTCAACTGCGACATTTACTCTTGAATTTCCAGTTGCACAAGCAGGACAACTTCTTGTGTCATTGGATGGTATTATTCAAGAACCCTCGTTTTCATACAATATTTCTTTGTCAACTGGTTCACCAAAGATTACTTTTGCGTCTGCACCAAGTAATGGTTCTAGAATTTTTATTGTGTTCCTTGGTCGTTCTACTGTATCAATGGTGTCTGCACTTGCATCACCACATATTGATGAGTTTAATGGTGATGGTTCAACGACTGCATTTACATTAACACAAGTACCTTCTGGAAGTAGTGCAAACAATTTTATTGTATTTGTAGATAATGTATACCAGAGGTTTGGTTCTAGTTTTGCATACACAGTTGATGGTGCAACTTTGACATTTACTTCTGCACCACCAAGTGGTACTAATAATATACAAGTGATACAGTTATCACAAGCAAACACTATAAATACTGTTGCAGATAGTACAATAACAAAAGCAAAATTAACATTTGACCCTGCTGATGATGCTACTGCACTCGCAATCGCTTTAGGATAAAAGGAATATGGCTAATACATTTAAAAACGCATCACTCGCTTCAGTCAACCATTCTGCATTTGCAACTTTGTATACTTGTCCAGCATCTACAACTGCAATTATTTTAGGACTTGCAATTACAAATAAGACAGATAACTCTGTAACTGCAAGTGTTCAGTTCACTGATGCATCTGACAGTAACGCAACAAGACTGTTACTAAATGAAGTAACAATCCCAGCGAACACAACACTTGAAGTTCTCGCTGGTCAGAAATATGTCTTAGAGGCAAGTGATATATTAAAAGTTCAAGCAAGTGCAGCTTCATCACTTGACGCAGTTCTTGGTTTAATGCAGATTACATAGGAGTAAAGGATGCCGTTCATAGGAACTACACCAACGCAAGGATTTGTAAGTTCGTTCCCAAAACAGTCTTTTACCCCAAATGGTTCAACGACTGTTTTCACATTAACAAATCCAGTTGCGACTGCAAATGACCTTGAGGTCTTTGTAGGTAACGTAAGACAAGAACCTACCACAGCGTATACAGCTGCTGGTACAACTCTTACTATGTCTGAAGCGCCTGACGCTGGTTTAAACTTCTATGTCATTAATAAAAGTTTCGCACAAGTTACTACAAGTATAGGTGCAAACTCTGTTTCAACGGATAAGATTATTGCTAACGCTGTTACTGGTGCAAAACTTGCTTCAACAATTTCAACTAACCACACATTTTCTGGTGCAAATACATTTTCTGGAACAACCACACTTCCAGCGGCAACTTCTGCATATCAACATATCAAAACTCTAGAGGGTTCAAATGCTTCTTCTCTTGATTTTCTACATGGAAGTAATGGTGTAACATTTGACAATACATTTGATATGTATGAGTTTATTGTTCATTATGCCTATAATGCTGGTGGTGGAACTTCTTTCCATGTTGACCCTTCACAAAATGGTTCTACATTTTCTGCATCAAATACAGAGGTCATGCGTTTTAGATGTATCTATGAATCTGGTAGTAATGGAACTACTGCTTTAAAAGAAACTAACTTAGGTGTTTGGAGAAGTCTTTTAAATCTTGGTACAGCGGCAGATGACCCAATCACTGCAAGGATTCAAGTTGCACATCCATATGACTCTGACAAAAGAACAATTTTTATGACTGACGCTGGTGGTCGTGACCCATCTAATTATTATAGAGAAATTGCATCTGGTAATCCAACATCTGCTGGAAGAACCTATGGAGCACGATTTAGAGCAGAAAGTGGTAACACTTATGCAAAAGTTAGTCTTTATGGAATAAAGACCGCTTAAGGATAGGATAAGAATATGACATATACATGGAAAGATGTAGGGGATAGACCAGATAAAGTTCTATCACAATCAGAAAAAGAAAAGATTGCGGCTGAGTGGAATGATTATGAAAAAAATACTAAACCAGCATTAGATTTACAGTCTCTTCGTGAAGCTCGTGATAGAAGACTTGCACATTCAGATTGGGTTGTAATTAAAGAAAGAGAAGAAGGTGGTTCGGTTTCTAACTTTGCAGATTGGAAGAAGTATCGTCAAGAACTTCGTGATATAACTAACACATATAAGTCACTAAAAGATGTAAAGTGGCCTACTGCACCTTCGGAGTAAACAGATGCCATTAAGTAAAATACAATTGTCTTCATCAACTGGTCGTAGGAATCTTGTAATCAACGGTGCTATGAATGTAGCACAAAGAGGTACGTCTTTTACTTCAATATCATCAAACACCTACACTTCAGACAGATGGCAACTACAAGCTGCTGGTGATGGAAGGTCTACAATTACACAAAGCACAACAGTTCCTAACAATAATTTTTTGTATTCAATGAAAGTTGATGTAACAACTGCTGATACAAGTCTTGGAGCAACTGATTTGCAGTCATTCACACAACGTATAGAAGGAAATGCAATGTATCAGTTAGGTCTTGGAACATCTTCTGCAAAATCATTTACTGTATCATTTTGGGTTCGTTCAAATAAAACTGGAACTTATTGTGTAGCTATCAGAAATGCGTCAGGTGGTCGTAGCATTACATCAGAGTACAGCATTAGTAGTGCAGACACTTGGGAGCATAAAGTAATAACTTTTTCTGGAGACACAACTGGCACATATAGCACAAACAACTCTGAAGGAATTAATTTAAATTTTGTTTTACTTGCTGGTACTAATCATGATGGTAAGACAGCAGACACATGGGAAGCAAACACAGCTTTTGCTACAGATAATCAAGTCAACCTTTTTGATAATACAAGTAACGAGTGGTATGTTACTGGTGTTCAACTAGAAGTAGGCAGTGCATCTACAGAATTTGAGCACCGCTCTTTTGAAGAAGAGCTTGCAGCTTGTCAGAGGTATTATAAAAGATATAATATTGGTTCTGATACTGCCTATTCAAGACTTGTTGTTTCTACTTATTCAGATACGACAAGCAGATTTTATGTCACTATGCAATTACCAGTAGAACTGAGAACGACACCGACTATGGCACAAAGTAGTCTTACACTAAATGGACAAGCCGTTACATCTGTTGCAAATGTTGGTGGAACACAAGCGATGTCATTTGTTTTTAATCATGGTGGAAGTATAGCAACCAACAACCAATATCAAGTTTATGGGGCTAGTGGTACTGGTACACTTGAGTTCATAGCGGAGTTATAAGATGAATATTTCAAATATTAAAACAGTACAATATCAGGCAGAAAATGGAGAAAATGTAAGTTTATTAGTAACATTCAATGATGATTCAAATTGTTGTGTTCCATTAGTTCTTGATAACACAGACTATGCAGAAATTATGAAAAGAAAAGATGAAGGCACATTAACCATCAAAGATGCAGAATAAATATGATAAAGGAAATTAGATAATGCCGTTTATAGGAACACAACCAGAGGTAGGTGGATATTCAGTTCTAGATGCTCTGACAGCATCTGCGACTGCAAGTTACACATTACAGAAAGATAGTGCAAACTTTACACCAAGTTCTGCAAACCAACTTCTTGTTTCACTAAATGGTGTTATTCAGAAGCCGGGCAGTTCATTTACTGTATCTGGTAGTACTTTAACTTTTTCAAGTGCATTAACTTCTTCAGATAGTATTGATTTTATTCTTGCAATGGGTGAACCTCTTTTAGTTGGAACACCAAGTGATGGTGCAGTTAACACAACACAACTTGCAACAAACGCTGTTTCTTCTGCAAAAATTGCTTCAAGTGCAGTAACAGATGCAAAGATTGCTGGTATGGCTGCAACAAAACTTACTGGAACAGTTTCAAATGCAAGATTTCCTACTGGTTCAATTATACAAGTGCAAGAAAATACAAGAACAGCAACTTTTAATGTTGCTGCTAACAGTAATTATACAGATATGGGTTTAGGAGTAGTAATTACACCAACATCAACTTCAAGTAAAATATTAGTTACTTTATCAATAAATGGTTACTATGGAAAACTTGGTAATGTTGCTGGTTATATTCATACTAGAATTGCAAGAGTCATAGGTGGTAGTGCATCTGCTTGTACTGGTACAAATACCAATATTGATACTGAAATAGGTAGAAATAATAGTCAAGGTGACCACAGAAATATTGTTATGACAATCTTAGATGAGCCATCAACAACTAGTGAAATAACTTATAGAGCTGAATATAGAACTGCAACTGGTTCTAGTGGTGTTATGTATAATGATACTTCTGCTACATCAACAGCAATTGCAATGGAAATTGTGGGGTAAAGACATGGCAACAATGAGTCAAGCATTAATAGAGTTAGGAATTTCTAATTTTGAATTAGAAGGTACACCAACATCAAAAACAGAATTTGAAAAAAGTTTTGTAAAAATTACTGGTCATGATAAAAGTGGAAGTATTATTAGGTCAACAAATCCAGATGATTTTGGTGTTACTTGGACAAAAGTAAAAGCAAAGTATGATGAGTTAGTTGCTGCTGAACCTCTAAAACAATTAAGAGAAGTTCGTAATAGTATTCTTGCAGAATCAGATTGGACACAGAATAGAGATGTAACTCTATCAAATGATGTAGATTGGAAAACATACAGACAAGCACTTCGTGATATTACAAAAGACTATAAGTCACTTGAAGATGTTAAGTGGCCGGAGAAACCAGAATGACGTTAATTAAAGTAAAATCAAGAGGTACGGAAAACGTAAGTGGTCGTAGGAATCTTATTATTAATGGTGCTATGCAAGTGGCTCAGAGAGGCACAGTGACGAGCGCCGCTGGTAAATATGGTGGTGCAGATAGGTATCAGTTTGCAGCCGCAGGGGGAGCAAATTCTACTCTCTCACAAGATACTGATGTTCCAACTGGTAATGGATTTTCATCATCTCAAAAAGTTGATGTCACAACAGCAGGCAATATGTCTGGTTCTGGTCATTATGCTATGATTAGACAGAAAATAGAAGGACAAAATTTACAACATCTTCTTTATGGAACATCTAGTGCAAAAAAACTTACACTTCAGTTTTGGGTAAAGTCACCCAAAACGGGCACCCATATTGTTGAATTATATCATGGTGATGTTAATTACTTTAATTCTCGACAGTATACAATCGCATCTGCTAATACTTGGCAAAAGGTTACATTGACTTTTGATGGTTATCAAACAACTGCTTTAAACAATGATAATGGTATAGGTATACAACTTGCATGGTGGTTAGCTGCTAGTGCTACTTATAATAGTGGTACACATTCAGATAACACTTGGCATAATGATGCAACCAAACGTGCAGTTGGACAAGTGAATGTGTTTGATGACACAGCCAACAATTTTTATCTTACAGGCGTCCAACTTGAAGTCGGCGATACTGCTTCAGATTTTGAACACCGCTCCTTTGCAGAAGAGCTTTCGCTTTGTCAACGCTATTTCCAACAATTTGCTGGAGAAACTGGCGTTGGTTCTGCTTATACTGGTATCGCAGTAGGACATAGGTCAAGTGGCACAAGAACATTTTTCTTCAAACAATTATCAGTTGAAATGAGAACTCCACCAACATTAACACTTTCTGGTACAACTGGTATGAGAGTTGCTAATATGGTTTCTGACGCTAGTGCAACCTCATCACTTGCTTTTGGAAATAGAGAAATGGGTACAGTTTGTGGTTACTTTAGATTAGACCATAATAGTATAGGTGGGTCTACTGGTGATGGTTGTAGACTTGATAGAAATAATAATACAAATGCTGGTATAGAAGCAGATGGGGAGTTATAAAATATGTTAATTGAAAATGCAAAATATTTTAAAAATGAAGATGGTGTTAGAACAAGTATAAGTGCAACCATTGATGGGAAACAAACAAGTGTTCCAATTGACTCAACAAATAGACATTATGTAGAGATGGTGGAACAAGTTGAAAAAGGTACTTTAACAATCAAAGATGCAGACTAAATAGTTTTGGAGAACAATAGATGGCACTTTCAAAGATTACAACAAAAGGTATCCTAGACGGAACGATTGCAACAGCAGACCTTGCTGATAATGCAGTTAATTCTGCAAAGATTGGTGCTGATGTAATTGTTGCAGATGATGTTGCAAATAACGCTATTACAACTGCACAAATCGCTGATGACGCTGTAACAGCAGATAAGATTGCTGATGCAGTTGCGTTGGGTGCTGGATACTATATTGCAAAAGATGGTTCTGTAAATGGAAACGCATCTGGTAGAGATAATCTTTTTCGTGTAAATCTAAATGCAACTACTGGTAATGTAACAATTGCAGCTAATAACAATGCGTCTACTACAGGCCCATTGACAATTGCAAACGGAACAACTCTTACTATCACATCCACTGGAAGGTTAGCAATCATATGAGTACTTTATCAGTAGATACAATTCAAGGACAAACCACAGCTGCAAGTGTTAAATTGCCTGCTGGTTCAGTTTTACAAACACAAACCTTTCAAGGTTACAATGGAGATGGCACTCACACTAACTTTTCAATATCCTCAACAACTTATGGTGCAACAGCAGCTGCTGTATCAATAACGCCTAAATTTTCATCTAGTAAAATTCTTGTTACTTTTCATGCACAAGGTTTTTATCAACAAGGAGTTTTTGCTAACGCAGTTAAACTTGCGTTATATAAAAGTGTCGCTGGTGGTTCTTTCTCTGGTGTTTCTGGATTAAATTCTGGTCAAGTCAGTAGACATATTGGATATATGAATCATGCAAATGCTACAACACTGCATCAGGCTTCTTTTCAACATTTAGATTCGCCTGCAACTACAAGTGCATTAATTTATAAAATATATCTTGCAAGGTTAGCTGGTAGTGGATATGGAAGAATACTGGCAAACGCAGATGATAGTTTTAGCATTACTGCTATGGAGATTTCACAATGAGTACTTTAATCACAAATACTATTCAAGATGTAAGTACTATTAAAAGGTCTTCATCTGTAACAGCTGCTACTATCAATAGTGACGGTGTTATGGTTCGTGGAAAAATTCCTATGTTAAAAGTTGGAATAAGCACTGCTACAACTATTAATACTGGTGATAGAATATTATTCAATACTTTTAGTTCAAGTCATGTATTTGATGGTGAAGATAATATGAGTGCCTTTAATACTTCAAATAACAACTATACTATTCCAGCAGATTGTGGTGGTCTTTGGCATATTAGTGGCTCTTTATATTCTACTACAAGTAATGTTAATCAACTTGCTGTTTTTATAGGGGGGGTCAGAAAAGACGCACTTGGTAACCAAGGTGGTGCAAGCGCATTTTGTCAAGGTTCAATTATAAAAAGACTTTCCGTAGGTGATGTAATTACAATGCATGGTTTTTGTCAAAGTAGTACATTTACACCACAACCAAATGCTTATCATAGTTGGTGGCAAATGAGTTTCTTAGGATAAAGTTATGAGTACATTAAAAGTCGGAACAATTCAAGACCACGCAAATTCAAACACTGCAATCAGTATTAATAGTAGTGGTATTGTAACACAACCAGTAATTCCTTGTTTTCATCTTACTGCACCAAGTGGAACAATTGCAACAAACAATAAACCAACATGGGGTACTGTACCTCTCAATGAACAAAATTTATGGTCAGTATCAAATCAACGCCTTGAAGCACCAGTAGCTGGTTTATACCATCTTACTTGTTCAATTGGTATTTTCGCTGGTGCAAACACTACTGCAAGAGATGTGCAACACGCATTTTATAAAAATGGTTCTGTTTATGGTGCTGGGATAAGTAATCAACTTGCAAATACGGTGTTTGGAAATGACCACACTACAGCAACTAACGTAGCTCTTATAAGACTTGCACAAAATGATTATGTGGAGGTTAAACATAATTATGTTGATGGTAGTGTTTCATATGGTGGTAGTAACTGGGTTGCATATTTAATCGGATAACTCTAACACATTTTCCTTATAAATACTAAAAAGGAGACTGTGTGAATGGCAAGTATTTCAAATATATTTATAGACCAAGGTGCGACTTTTACAACCACAGTAACAGTAACGGATGCAAATGGTGATGCAGTAAATTTATCTGGTTATTCAGTAGCTGCACAAATAAGAAAAACCTTTTTATCATCTACTGCAACTGCTTTTACAGCAACAATTTCAAACGCATCATCTGGTGAAATCACAATATCTTTATCACCAACTCAAACGACTGCTCTAGAAGCAGGACGGTTCGTTTATGATGTTCTCATAACAGCATCTGGTGGAACAAAGACCAGAGTAGTTGAAGGTCAAGTCACAGTCAATCCAAGTGTAACAAGGTAAACAAATATGTCTGTATCTGGTACAATAAATGATAATGCTGGACTAAACGCAAGAATAGGAAGTGTCTCTCAAGTTTCTGGTTCAGTATCACAAGGTAATGAATTAGTTGTAACAAGAGTTGCAGTGCCTGGGCCACAAGGCCCACAAGGTGTGGCTGGTTCTTCAGAAAACAGAATCTTAATAGCTGCAGATGTAGATGCAACTAGTATTGCAGATGGAGCTCTATTACAGTTTCGTTCAAGTGACCAAAAATTTGTTGCAAGAAACAACCTAGATACATCTACTGGTACACTTGTTTTTAATGGTGGTAGTTTTTAAGGAATAGATAAATGGCAACAACAATTCAAATTAAGAGGTCTACTGGTACTTCAGCTCCATCATCATTATCTGCTGGTGAACTTGCAGTAACTTTTGGAACTGGTACTCAGTCGAATTTAGGTGATAGACTTTTTATTGGTGATGGTTCAACTGTAGATGTAATCGGTGGTAAGTTTTTCTCCGATATGTTAGACCATGTTCAAGGTACTCTAACTGCTGGTAGTGCAATTACAGTTGACGGAAACAAAGCAGTTGATGATTTAATCGTAGGTAACAACGCAACAACTGGTGGTTCAATAGAATTAAAAGAAGGTACTAATAATGGTACTCATCATGTACAATTAAAAGCACCAAACTCTTTAGGTGGTAATCTTGCATTAACACTGCCTGGGTCTGATGGTAATAGTGGAGAAGTTCTCAAAACAAATGGTTCTGGAACATTATCATTTGGTACTCTTGGATTAGGAGATTTAACTGGAACTCTTGCATTATCAGCTCTGGAAATAGATGGTGGAACTGATATTGGTGAAGACCTTGTAGATGCAGATTTACTTATTGTAGATAATGGTGCTGGTGGAACAAATAGAAAAACTACATTAACAAGAGTTAAAAAATATATTTACTCTGCAATATCTGGAGATGTAACTGTAGCAAATAATGGTGCATTAACTATTGCAAACGGTTCAGTAGAAAATGCAATGTTAGCTGGTTCAATTGCAAATGCAAAACTTGCTAATAGTTCTATTACGATTGGTTCAGATGCAGTTGCTCTTGGTGCAACACAAACAGATTTGAATGGTATTACATCTCTTGACGTTGATAATATTACTATTGATGGTAATACTATTTCCACAACAAACACAAATGGTAATTTAAATTTAGACCCAAATGGAACTGGAACAGTTGATGTTTCAAGTGCAAGAATAACAAGTGTTGCGACACCAACTGGTGGAACAGACGCAGCTAACAAGAACTATGTTGACGCACAACTACAAGGTCTTGATGTTAAGAATTCAGTAAGAGTTGCTACAACTGCAAACGGAACTTTATCTTCTGCCTTTGCAAATGGTCAAACAGTTGATGGTGTTACTCTTGCAACTAACGATAGAATACTTATCAAAGACCAATCAACTGGTTCAGAAAATGGTATCTATACAGTTAATGCAAGTGGTGCTCCGACTCGTGCAACAGATTTTGACGCAGATTCAGAAGTAACTGGTGGAACATTCTTCTTTGTAGAGGAAGGTACTGTTAACGCAGACAACGGTTTTGTTATGACCAATGATGGGTCAGTAACAGTTGGAACTACTGCACTTGTATTCACACAATTTTCTGGTGCTGGTCAAGTTATTGCTGGTGCAGCCCTTACTAAATCTGGTAATACATTGAATGTTGGAGTTGATGATTCTTCTATAGAAGTTAACTCAGATGCATTAAGAGTAAAAGCATCTGGTATTACAAATGCAATGTTAGCAGGGTCAATTGACCTTACTGCAAAAGTAACTGGTGCATTACCAGTAGGAAACGGTGGTACTGGTTTATCTTCAATCGCAAAAGGTTCAGTCCTAGTTGCAAACTCCGCTAATACATTATCTGCATTAGACGGTGGTGGTTCTAATGATGGTATCTTGACATATACTGCAAGTTCTGATACTATTGCGTTTGCAACAGCGGTGGACGGTGGAACATTTAGTTAGTAGTCTAGGGAGATTGCCTCATGGCTACAACACCAATAAAACTTAAACGCAGTAACACAATATCAGTCATACCAGATACCTCTGATTTAATTGAGGGTGAAGTTGCACTTAATACAGTTGATAAAAAACTGTATGTTCGTAATGATAGTAGTACTGTTATTACACTTGCAAATCACTATGCGACAGACTTTGATGTAAATGTTGTAACATTTAAAGTTACTGTTGCAACAAAAGATAGTTCACACCCTTATCACGGTGTTGGGTCTAGTAATGGTTATAAACTTAATGGTATATTTTCACCTTATCTAAAACTTATTCCAAAAAATACATATCGGTTTGACCAGAGCGATTCAAGTAACTCAGGCCATCCTTTTAGATTCTATCTTGATGTAAATAAATCAACTTCATATACTTCAGGCGTAACAACTAACGGAACGCCTGGCAGTTCTGGTGCATATACACAATTAGTTATTGGTGATACTACTCCACCAGTTTTATTCTACCAATGTTCTGCACATGGAAATATGGGTTGGGCTGCAACCACTGGTACAAGAAGTTTATTTGGTTTCGATACTGACGATTTATCAGAGGGTTCTTCCAATCTTTATTTTACAAATGCAAGAGCAGATGCAAGAATAGCAGCTGCAACTACTGATGATTTATCTGAAGGTTCTAGTAATCTTTATCACACAACTGCAAGAGTTCAAGCAGTATCTATTAACAATGTTGTTGAAGATACTTCGCCTCAACTGGGAGGCAACCTTGATTTAAACTCAAACAATATTACTGGTACTGGTAACATCTCTACCACTGGTAATCTTACACTTACCTCTACTGATGCTGGTTCTAGCGCAGCTCCTACAATTGATTTAGTTCGTGATAGTTCAAGTCCTGCTGATGCAGACTATCTTGGACAACTTGCATTTAAAGGTGATGATGATGGTGGTAGTTCACATACATACGCAAAGATTAGTGGTAAGATAGATGATGCATCTGCTGGTAGTGAAGATGGTTTACTAGAATTTGCAGTTGTATCTGGTGGGTCAAATGAGATTGTTGCAAGAATAAAAAACAATGGTTTATTTCTTAATACTGGAAACACACTTCGTTTTGAAGGTGCAACTGCTGATGCACACGAAACAACTTTGACAGTTGCAGACCCAACAGCAGATAGAACAATCACATTACCCAACTCATCTGGTACTGTTGCACTTACAAGTGATATAACATCATCTGATGTTGTAGACGATACTTCGCCACAACTTGGAGGTGACTTAGATGTAAATGGCAACGCAATCGTTTCTGCATCAAATGGTAATATTGCAATTACACCAAATGGTTCTGGTAAAGTTATTATTGATGGATTATCACATCCACAAGCAGATGGTAACGCTGGACAAGTTCTAAAAACAGACGGTTCTGGTAATCTTGCGTTTGCATCTGTAGGTTCATTAGCTGGTGCTGGTATTCAAAATATTTCAGATGATAGTTCTCCACAACTTGGAGGCAACCTAGATGTAGTTACTCATAGTATAATATCTACTTCTAATAGAGATATTAATCTTACACCAAATGGTTCTGGTAAGGTTGTTGTGGGAACAAATGGTATAGAATTTGGAGATGGAACAACACAAACTTCTGCTGGTGCAACAACTGGTTTTTCAATTGCAATGGCTACTGCACTTGGATAATTATAAATAGAGTAAAGGAAAGATAATATGGCAAGTCCAAATACAAAAGCTGCTCTCAAAGAACATTGTCTTAGAACTCTTGGTAAGCCTGTAATTGACATTAATGTTGATGATGACCAAGTAGATGATAGAATTGATGATGCATTACAATATTTTGCACAATACCATTATGATGGTGTTGAGAGAATGTATTTAAAACATAAAATAACACAATCAGAAATAGATAGAGCTATAACAAACACTTCTGCAACTGCGACTGATACAGCAGATAATAGTATTACTGCAACTTGGTTAGAAGGAAATGGTTTTATTCCTATTCCAGAAAGTGTATTATCAGTTGTAAAAGTTTTTGATTTTACAGATAAACATACTGTAAATATGTTTGATGTACGATACCAATTACGTCTAAATGATTTGTATGATTTTAGTAGTGAATCTATTATTCATTATGAAATGACAATGAAACATTTAGATTTTCTAGACCATATCCTTGTTGGTGAAAAACCTATTCGTTTTAATCAACATCAAAATAGATTATATATAGACATGGATTGGAATCAAGATGTAAAAGCTGATGACTTTATAATTATTGAATGTTACCGTAAATTAGACCCAACAACTTACACAGATATATTTAACGATATTTATTTAAAGAGATATGCAACTGCACTAATTAAAAGACAGTGGGGTTCAAATCTCTCTAAATTTGAAGGTGTACAAATGTTAGGTGGTGTAACTCTAAATGGTGCAAAACTATTTGAGGAGGCTCAGGCAGACATAGAAAAGTTAGAAGAACAAATTCAACTTGCGTATGAACTACCACCCAACTACATGATAGGATAATTTGATGCCGACAAACGTATATTTTGATACTGGAACACGACCAGAGCAAACTCTCTATGAAGATTTAATGATAGAGCAGTTAAAGATTTATGGTCAAGATGTTTTCTATATTCCAAGAACATTAGTAAAAGAGGATAATCTTTTTGGAGAGGATACTCTTTCTAAGTTTGGTGATGCTTACCTTATCGAAATGTACTTTGAAAATGTAGAGGGATATGAGGGTGAAAAAGAAATCATGTCCAAGTTTGGTTTACAGATGAATGAGGACGTAACCTTTGTAGTTTCAAGAAGAAGATTTGAACAATTAGTTTCACATGATTCTAATTTAATTGTAAAGACTAGACCGAATGAAGGTGACTTAGTTTACTTTCCAAAAGTAAAGAAAATATTTGAGATTACTTTTGTAGACCATGATGACCCATTCTATCAAGTACATAATGTTCCAGCTTTTAAATTAAAGTGTAAAACTTTTGAATACTCTAGTGAAGACCTTGATACTGGTATTACAGAGATTGATGCAATTGAAACAGATAATTCTCTAGACCAGTTAGTATACCAGATTACTATGGAACAGTCAAGTAGTACTACATACAATGAGGGTCTTGAACTAGAAGACGGTACTGGTAATATAGAACAAGAGGATAGCACTGATAATCTTATTGGTGAGAATGAAACTGGTGGTGACCAGATTGTTCTTGAAACTGGTGACTATATAATACAAGAAGGTTATGTAGTTGACACAATAGATGAAAACGCAATGAATGATTTCTTTGAAACTCAAGATGATAATATCATTGATTTCACAGAGTCAAATCCATTTGGTGATATAGGAAGATAATATGTTAGGACAACAATTTTACCATGAAACTATGCGAAAGGTTGTAGTGGCCTTTGGTACTATTTTTAATAATATTAACATTGTCAGAACAAATAGTTCTGGTGCAGTAACACAAAGTATGAAAGTACCACTTGCGTATGGCCCAAAACAAAAGTTCTTAACAAGACTTAGAGAAGACCCCAACCTTAATAAAAAGGTTGCATTAACTTTACCCAGAATTGGTTTTGAGATTTCTGGTATTGCATATGACCCCTCTCGTAAACTAAACTCTATTCAAAAATTTAAGAAAACAAATAATTCTGACAGTGGTAAAACTATGTCATCACAGTTTATGCCTGTTCCATATAATATGGATTTTGAATTAGTGGTCATGGCAAAACAGTCTGATGATGCGCTTCAGATTGTAGAACAGATTTTACCATTCTTTCAACCAGATTATACAATTACATTAAATGATAATACCTCAATGGGAACAACAAGAGATGTTCCAATTATTCTCACTGGAGTAACGTATTCAGATGAGTATGAAGGTTCTTTTGAGGATAGAAGAGTTCTTACATATACAATGTCATTTACTGCAAAATTTTATCTGTATGGGCCAGTTACAGACCAGAAAGTTATTAAACAAGTACAAGTTGACCAATATACAGATATGCCTGTCAATGCACCAAAGAGAGAACAAAGATATACAGTCGCACCAACTCCAATCACTGCTGATGCAGATGATAACTTTGGATTTAATGAGACTACATCTTTCTTTGAAGATGCAAAGAATTTTGACCCAGTGAGTGGTACGGATAAAGAAGACGCATAAATAATAGAAAAGGATTAAGACATGGCAATCAGAAAAGTAATTTCTCGTTCTATTACAGACGGCACAATCGCAACTGCCGATATAGCAAGTGGAGCTGTTACTCAAGCAAAGACCACTGGTCTTTCTGCTGGTGAGGGATTTTATCAAGGTGAGAATGGTTCAACTTCAGAAACATCTAAAAAGGGTGACATCTTTCGTGTAAATGAAGCGACTCTAAACACTAGTGTAACTATTGCATCTGGTGATAACGCATCATGCGCTGGGCCTTTGACAGTATCAACTTCTGGAACTGTAAATCTTACAGTCAACGGAAATCTTACGATTGTATAGGGGATAAAGAATGGGTTCAACATTAATAGTAGATGAGATTCAAGGTGCAACTACAGCCGCAAATGTTCAATTTCCTGCTGGTGTTGTAATTCAATCAGTAGATGCGAGTCATACTGGTACTACAACTGTACAAAATACAACCTTTACGGATACAGGCTTGACATTATCCATTACACCTAAATTTGCAACAAGTAAAATTCTTGTGACTTGTACTCAAAATATCCAAGCATGGAATACTGGTGCTTATGCAACTGCTCGTTGGAGAATTATGAGAAATATTGGTGGTGGTGCATTTACAGCAATTTATCAAGATTCAAGTTCAACAAATGGAAACATTTTTTATTATGATTATGGTGGTTCTGGTATTAACTGTTATACTCCAGTTTCATATACAATGATAGACACTCCAAGTACAACAAGTGCTTGTATATACAAGACTCAAGGTTGTCAAGGTAGTAATGGTGGTAACAGAGCTACTTTTGATGAAAATGCGCCTGGCAGAATTGTTTTAATGGAGATAGCAGGATGAGTACTCTATTCGTAAATAATCTAAACACTGCAAGTGGTTCAACAATCACAGTTCCTACTGGTAAAACCTTAGTCGGAACTGATGAAGGTGCTTTTAGAGTGCCTGGAACAATCCTTCAAGTTGTTCAAGGAACTTTTGGAAACAAAGCTACCTTTGCAAGTAGTTCATTTGTAGCTACTGGACTTTCAGTCAGTATCACTCCTAAATCTTCAACATCAAAAATATTATTAACGGTTTCTTTTATGTTTAGTCAGACAAAAAGTTCATCTGCTAATCAAGACAATTTGAAAGACTTTACTCTTTTGAGAGATAGCACAAATATCGCACCCCATAATAGTAAATTTTTTAGTTTCCAAAATAGTTATGGAGCCAATAATATTTCTGGTGGTACAGCTGGATATGGTGAGCAATGTCAACAGTGTTCGTTTGAAGTTTTAGATAGTCCATCAACAACCAGTGCAATTACCTACACTCTTCATTGTAAAACTGATAACCCAAGTGAAACAACGATTGTTTTTAATTCTAGAGGACATGGTAATGAAAAGGGTTCTTGTATTTTAACAGCACAAGAAGTTGCACAGTAAGGAAATAGGATATGGCATCAACATTAAAAGTAAATACAATTCAACATACTGGTGGTACAACTGGATTAACAATTGATAGTGCTGGTCGTGTATTAACCCCTAATAGACCAGCTGCACAAGTTGCTGGTATGGCTTCTAATCTGACTACAAGTGGAACTATTATTTACAATAGTATTAAAATTGATACAACTAATATGTACAACTTAAGCACTGGAAAATTTACTGTGCCTGTAGCTGGAGTTTATCTAGTGACGCACACTATTCTCGGCTCTGGAACAGCTGGTGCAAATCAGTATGCACCAAATACAAGAGTTTATAAAAATAACAATGGCATTGGGTATGGTGGTGCTCACTCTAATCTCAATAGTTTTGGTGCTGGTACGAGTAATCCATCTGCATACGTTGGTGCAAGTTCAACTATTATAGTTCAATGTAGTGCAAATGATACTATTCACATTCATTCCAATAATGCATCTGCCAGTAATTTACTTAACTCAACAGAACACGCTTTTTGTGCAGTTTACTTACTATGATAAAATACACTTATAAATATAGAAAAGAATTAACTAAGGAGAAAACAAAATGGCAACAGTCGCAGACGCATTAAGTGAACTTGGTATTACTGAGTGGGTACTTCGTGGAGAACCTACAAAGGAATCAGAGTTCCATGAAATGTTCAGAAAAGTTACTGGTGCAGATGAAAGTGGTTCTGCAATAGAATCTGCTGATACTTCAAAGTGGGGTGTAACTTGGAAACAAGTATCAGACAAAATGACTGCTATTGATGCAGCCGCACCTATGGTAGAACTTCGTTTACAGAGAAATGCAAAACTCGTTGAAACTGATTTTCATGCACTTTCTGATGTAACCATGGCAGATAATATGAAAACCTATCGTCAAGCACTTCGTGATTTACCAGCATCTAATGATGGTAAGAACGCAACATTGAAGGATGGGGTTTTGGAAAATGTCAAATGGCCTCAGAAACCAGTGTAAACGTACTTGATAATGTTTTAGGTATTACTGATGTTGTGGAAACATCAACCTCAAATGTAACTTTACCAGAGGTCAAAGTTCCAAAAGAGGTAGACAATGATTATGAGTACCAACGTAGAAATTTCTATCAGTTGGTTGAAAGAGGACAAGATGCAATAGATGGTATTCTTGAACTTGCAAAAGAAAGTGAACACCCAAGGTCTTATGAGGTTGCTGGTCAATTGATTAAGAATGTTGCAGACGTAACAGAAAAGTTGGGTGAGTTACAACTTAAAATGCAAAAGTTAAAAGAAGTACCAAATAACGCACCTAAGAATGTTACTAACGCATTATTTGTTGGTTCTACGTCTGAACTACAAAAGATGTTAAAAGGGAAATAAAATGGCATTACTAACTCAAATTAAAAATGGTGCAATCCAAGGTTCTGGAACAACACTTGCAAACGCTGATGTGGATAAGTCTGCATCTGGTGATACACTGATTGTTTTTGACGCCTCTGCAACTGCATTTAAAAGAGTAAGTGCATCTGGTTTAGGTGGTGGTAAGTTTCTTGGAGAAACATCTGGTGGTGCTGGAGATATTATTCGTGTCCATGAAAACGAACTAAACACCAGTGTTGCTATTGATGCAAATAATAATGGATTAGCAGCTGGGCCGTTGACAATTGCGAGTGGAGTTACACTTACAATCAATGGTGAACTTTCGGTGGTATAGACATGAGTAAGATTACAGTCACAACAATAGCAGGACAAACATCTGGTGGAGATGCAAACACAGTCAAGATTGAGTCTGGTGATACTCTTGCAGTTCAAACAAATGCAACAGTAGGTGGAACACTTGCTGTTACTGGTGCATCTACATTAACTGGTTCAACAACTCTTGGTAGTACCGTAGGTGTAAATGGTGGTACTGGTGGTCAAGTCGCAGTAAATTATTCTACTGCATCAACAACTGGATTAAAATTAAATGATACAAACTCTGGAAACTTGGGTGGGTTTATTGACTTTCGTTCTGGGTCTGGTGCTGGTACACAAAGAGCAACTATTCAAAACGCAAACAACGCTGGTATTCATGTAAACGTAGGAACTGGTGGTTCACTTAGTTTTGCAACTGGTTATACTTCTGCAAACGCCCTTGACGATTATGAAGAAGGCCAGTGGACTCCGAATGTTTACAACAACGCTAGAACTTCAAACTGGACAACAAAAAAAGGTGATTATATTAAAATAGGTAAAGTAGTGCATTGTTGGTTTGTTTGTGACCACGGTAATTCAAATAGTGGAAGTGGTACTGGAAATCTTATTCTTGAAGGTATGCCTTTTAGTATTCAAGTTGAAGCAACTTCTGGTTCTACTTTTGCACATAATAGTACACAATCAGTTGGTATATGGGGTGCAAACCCAAGTTCACAAGTAGGAAATTTATTTTCTCTTAATGCAGCTGGACAATTCCAACTTTACAAAGGTGGGGTAAATCAATCAGCACAAATAACATTTGTTACTGGTTCATTCAGTTACATTGCACAATAAATAAAATTAATAGGAGAATATAATGGCAGAGATTAAAGTGACAGTATCAGACACACAAGTAAAGTGTCTTGAGTATGCTGCTTATTCAGTTCAAGATTGGTGTGATAACGCTATTCATAATCGTGCTCGTATTGCACAAGATGAAATTATTGCAAAGTTAGTTGAACATTGTAATGCAAATTCTGTTGCACTTGCAGTGGGAACTGATGCACAAGTCGCTCAAGCATTTGAACTTAAAGTAGTTGATACTGCAAAGAATGTATCTGATTCAATAAAAACTGGTGAATAGGAAAAATTAAATGTCATCCAAGATTAAAGTAGATACTATTGAAAACGTAGCTGGTTCTGGAAACGTAAGTTTAGGTTCTGGACATAATCTTGTGGTGCCTGGAAATATTACTGGACAAGGTACAGCTGCAATTACATCAAACGCAACAGTCGGTGGAACACTTGGTGTTACTGGTGCTACAACTGCAACTGGTGGCGTTACTATTCCAGCATCAACTACTGTTGGATTAAACTTTGGTTCTGGAACAGACCTTGCCCAACTTGCAATGCAATCTGGTGTAAGTAATAGAATTGCATTGAGAACAACACACACATCAACTGGTGATAATAATGCATTTATCATTAACCAACCATCAAGTGCTGCTGTTCAAAATGATGCATTAGTTGTTCAGGCTGCTGGTCAGATTAGTATGGGAAAACAACCATCATTCAGAGCAGGAATGACTGCTAACCAAACAGTTGCTCAAAATGCTGTTGTAACATATCAAACAACAGACCACAATATTGGAAATCATTTTGATACTAGTTCTAATGTAGGAAGATTTACTTGTCCAGTTGCTGGAAGATATTTATTTGGAATTGCAATGGGTGATGGTAATAATTCTGGTATCGCTGGTATATTTGCACTTTGTAAAAATGGTTCTAGATACTATGATTTTCTAGAAGGTGGTGCTCCGTCTGGTATTAGTGGTCATTATGAAAAACACGGAAGTGTTGTTGTAAATGCTTCTGCAAATGATTACTTTGATATTAGACAAATAAGTAGTGGAAATAAAAACTTAGAAGGAACAGCAGATGGTCTATCAACCAGAAATAGATTCTGGGGTCATATGTTAGGATAAAAGTATGTCAACAATTAAAGTAGATACAATCGCAACAAGAACTGGTTCTGGTAATATTACTGCAAGTAATACTATTGCTGGTAATTTAACTGGTAACGTAACTGGTAACTTAACTGGAAATTCTACAGTTGGTGGTACTCTTGGTGTTACTGGATTAATTACTGCAAGTGGTGGTGTATCAATAGGTTCTGGTGGAAGTTCAAACGTAATTGACGATTATGAAGAAGGCACCTTTACACCAACAATAGAAGACCCAGATGGTAGTGGTGCAGTATCAACTTATTATTATAGAGCTGGAAAGTATACAAAAATTGGTAATATGGTTTCTGTTGCGATAACATTATCTATCAATAGTGCTGGAACTTTGACAGCTTCTGATGATGCAGTTAATATAACTGGACTACCATATACTTTTTACCAGACTTCAAATTCATACACACAAACTGCCCCATTGACAAGTTTTAATACTGGAACTAGAGATTATACAATAGGAAGATGTATGGTTAATACTAATAGAATAGAGGTAAGAAATCTTTCTGGTAATGGGTGGAATCCAGTTACTGGAAATCAAGTCCAAGCTGGTAGTCAACTTCTTTGCAATTTTACTTACTTTACTGACCAATAAATAACTTTATACCTCTAGTGGATTCTAGGGGCGGACAAAAGGAGAAAAACAATGGCGATTACAAAACGTACAGAACAAGATAAAATTGAGGTAGTAGGCGAGTTCAAACACATTCAAGTGAGAACTGCTACTATTATTGAGGAAGATGGTGTAGAACTTTCTAGAAGTTTTCACCGTCATGTGATTGCACCAGATTCAGATTCATCTGGGGAAAGTGCAGATGTAAAAGCGATGGTTGCACAGTTTCATACTGATTCAGTCAAAGCTGCATACAAAAAACATATAGAAGACTCTATTAAGGAATAATAAATATATCTGTTATGACAGATATAAATCATTACCTTGGTAATCCACTTTTAAAAAAGGCAAACGTCCAAGTAGAATGGACTAAAGACCAAATTCTTGAATACCAAAAGTGTATGCAAGACCCTCTTCATTTCTGCAAAAATTATATTAAGATTGTTAGTCTTGATGAGGGTCTTGTGCCTTTTGATGTATACCCTTTTCAAAAAGAAATGTTAGGAACGATTCATAATAATCGTTTTACTATTTGCAAACTTCCTAGACAATCTGGTAAGACAACTACAATCATATCTTACATCTTGCATTATGTTCTATTTAATGAACAGATGAGAGTAGCGATACTTGCAAACAAAGCTGCGACTGCAAGAGATATTCTTTCACGACTGCAACTTGCATATGAAAATCTACCAAAGTGGATGCAACAAGGAGTTATGTCTTGGAACAAAGGTTCTCTGGATTTAGAAAATGGTTCTCGTATCGTTGCATCATCTACATCATCTAGTGCAGTTCGTGGTGGTTCATACAATATGATATTCTTGGATGAGTTTGCTTTCGTACCTCACAATGTTGCAGAGGACTTTTTTAGTTCTGTGTATCCTACAATTTCTTCTGGACAAAGTACAAAAGTTGTAATAGTATCAACACCAAACGGTATGAATTTATTTTACAAGCTCTGGTCTGATGCAGAGAGTGGTAAAAACTCTTATAATCCTATTGAAGTTCACTGGAGTGAAATCCCAGGCAGAGATGAAAAATGGAAACAAGAAACTATTGCAAATACATCACAAGAACAATTCAATCGTGAATTTGAATGTGAGTTCTTAGGGTCTATTAATACACTGATACACCCAACAAAAATTAAATCAATGGTATTTGATGACCCTATACAAAGAAACGCTGGATTAGAACTTTACAAAAAACCAGAAAAAGGTAGAACGTATGCACTTGTAGCTGATGTTGCAAGAGGAACGGAACAAGACTACTCTGCATTTTTAGTATTTGATGTATCAGAAGTTCCTTATCGTATTGTTGCAAAATATCGTAACAATGAAATCAAACCTCTACTATTTCCAAACGTAATCCATGATGTTGCAAAAGCATTTAACAACGCATATGTAATGATTGAGGTAAATGATATCGGAGAACAAGTTGCAACTGCATTGCAGTATGACTTAGAGTATGATAATCTCATCATGGCGTCCATGCGTGGGCGTGCTGGTCAGATACTTGGTTCTGGGTTTTCTGGGGGTAAGGTGCAGCTAGGTGTAAGAACAACCAAAGCAGTAAAGATGTTAGGGTGTTCTAATTTAAAACAACTCATAGAAACAGATAAATTAATTATTAATGATTATGACCTTATAACAGAGTTTTCTACATTTGTCAAGCATGGACAGTCATTCCAAGCAGAAGAAGGACACACAGATGACCTTGCAATGTGTTGTGTATTATTTGGATGGATGACAAATCAAACATATTTCAAAGAACTTACTAACGTAGATATCAGAGAAAGAATGTTCTTAGAACAACAAGACCAACTAGAACAAGACATGGCTCCATTTGGATTTATGGACAATGGTATTGATGACCCACTTGGTGAAACGGTAATAGATGAATATGGTCAGAGATGGTCACCAGTTGTGAGAGATTATGATACAAGTTGGTAATGGAAAGTCCATGTGTTAAAATATGTCGCTTAGTAAATAAAATCACACATATGGAATGTGTTGGTTGTGGAAGAACTCAAGATGAAATTAGAGATTGGACTATACTTACAGACCAAGAAAGAAAAATAATTATGGAAAGAGTTTCAAAGAAGTAAAAAATACTACATAATATCAATTATATCATTTTCATATTTGATATAACAATTAGAACAAACAATTTTAGATTTATCTATGAGATTAACTACTTCTTTTCTAGACTCTTCATTTAGACCTAATCGTTTGGACTTAAAACGAATCTCTTTATCATGGGGGTAAAATTTAAGACACATGGTTTCAGGCTCACCACAGTGAACACAAGAGTGTGATGCAAGGTATTCATTTAACCAGATTATTCTCTTGTTATAATGTCTCTTGGAAACTTCTTTAATTGTTTTTTGGTATCTTTCATAGTATGACATGATATTATTTATAGATTCTAGTGCATATAAAAATGAGTTTTTGGAAACTTAATTTTACTAAATATACACAAGAATGATTTATTTGACATAGAATAAGGAGAAAAAATATGCCTTTTCAAGTATCGCCTGGGGTTCTTGTCAGAGAGGTTGACTTAACTAATGTAGTTCCTGCCGTATCAACGTCTATCGGTGCGATTGCTGGTGCCTTTGAGAAAGGCCCAGTTTCAGAGATTACAGCGGTTTCTTCAGAGGAAGAATTAGTCAGACTGTTTGGTAAACCTAATGGAAGTAACTTTGAGACATTCTTTACTGCATCTAACTTTCTTCAGTACGGTAACGCACTGAGAGTTGTAAGAGCAGAAAGTGGTGTCACAAACGCAATGAGTGGCGGTTCTGGTCTTTTGATTAAGTCCGATACTCATTATCAAGATAATTTCGCTGCTGGTCAAGCGTCCAGTGGTGAGTGGGGTGCCAGAACTGCTGGTATTCACGGAAATAGTTTAGGTGTGTCCATGTGTTTGGGGCCACTTGCTTTTGAACAAACTTTTGCTGGAAACGCTGGTACACTTGGTGTAACAACTGGTACGCCTGCTGCTGGTGCAACTACTGTTAATGTTGACACTGGTGGTGGTTCTGCTGGTGCTGGTGGAGCTGCATACAATGTCGGTGACATTGTGTTCTTCCAAGAAGCAGATGGACAACAGTATGAAGTCACTGGTATTTCCACAGACACTTTAACAATTAGACGTTTAGATGACCCAAATGGTGGTGGTCTAAAAACTGCACTTTCAGCTGCAACTAATGTTCGCAGACGTTGGGCTTTCTATGATTTATTCGATAGTGCGCCTGGCACATCACCATATGCAACTGGTAAGAATATTTCTGATGACGAGATGCACATTGTTGTATTTGACAGAACTGGTCTTATTTCTGGTTTCAGAAAAGATACTGCTGGTGAAAGAACAAATTCTGTTCTTGAAACATTTGCTTTTGTATCAAAAGCGTTTGGTGCTAAAACTGCACAAGGTGGAACTAACTACTACCCAGATGTGATTTTTAAACAATCATCATTTGTATACTGGTTAGACCATCATTCAGTACTTGGTGCTGGTGGTGGTAAGATTGCCGCTGGAACTGCTGGTACATCTGGAGATGCTTTCCCAGTTGGAACTGGTACTACTGGTGAAATTCCTTTCAACCTTTCTGGTGGAACAGATGATTATGCATTAACAGTTGGTGAACTAGACAGTGCATACACTGAATTTGAAGATGCAGAAACAGTTGATGTCAACCTCATCATGGCTGGTACATCACCAGCATCTACTGATGGTATTACACACGCAACTAATCTGATTGACCTTGCAGAAAAAAGAAAAGACGTTGTTGTCTTCATCTCACCAAGAAGAGATGATGTGGTTAATGTTGCAAACTCTACCACACAAGCATCAAATGTCAAGAGTTTCTTTGATAATCTTGCAAGTTCTTCATACGCAGTCTTTGACAGTGGATACAAGTTTCAATTTGATAAGTTTAATGACGTATTCAGATTTGTACCACTAAATGGTGATATCGCTGGTCTTTGTGCAAACACAGACACAGTTGCAGACCCATTCTTCTCGCCTGGCGGTTTTAACAGAGGACAAATTCGTGGTGCAGTTAAACTTGCGTTTAACCCAACCAAAGCACAGAGAGATATTCTCTATCCAGCACGAATTAATCCAGTTGTTTCCTTCCCAGGCAATGGTACAATCTTATTCGGTGATAAAACTGCTCTTGCAAAACCAAGTGCATTTGACCGAATCAATGTAAGAAGACTATTCATCTTACTTGAGAAAGCGATTGCAACCGCTGCTAAGTTCCAACTCTTTGAGTTCAATGATGAATTTACAAGGGCACAATTTAGAAACTTGGTTGAACCTTTCTTGAGAGATATTCAAGGTAGAAGGGGTATCACAGACTTTAGTGTTGTTGCAGATGGAACTAATAATACTGGAGAAGTAATTGACCGAAACGAGTTTGTTGCAGATATCTTTATCAAACCAGCAAGGTCTATCAACTTCATTCAGTTGAACTTCATTGCAGTGAGAACTGGCGTATCATTTTCAGAGATAGGGGGGTAATTAAATGGCAACTTTAGATGAATTTAAAGCAAACCTTATTGGTGGTGGTGCGAGAGCTAACCAGTTCAGAGTAACTTTTAACACGCCCGGCGCAATTGCAACTGGACTTGATGTACGAAAAGCATCTTTTCTAATCAAGGCAGCTGCACTGCCTGGACAGACAATCGGAGAGATTGCAATTCCATTTAGAGGTAGAAACCTCTATGTTGCTGGAGACAGAGAATTTGAGGCATGGGAAACCACAGTTATCAATGACACTGACTTCAACATTAGAAATGCAATTGAAAGATGGTTGAACGCAATCAATGATACAGTAACTAATACTGGTCTATCAAATGTTGCAGATTATACTGCTGATTTGACTGTAGAACAGTTAGATAGGGATGACACAGTTCTTAAATCTTACATTCTAAGAAACTGTCAACCTACTGCTACTGGTGCGATTGAGTTAAGTTATGAGACTGCAAATGCTATTGAAGAGTTCAGTGTAACTTGGAGATATACTCACTTTGAAGCCTCTTCAGTTAACTTCTAATAGTCGTACTAAATAGTACAACGAAAAGGAGTTATTATGGCTGAATTATTTGGTTTCACAATCACTCGTAAAAAAGATGAAGGGGGAGCGTCATTCACGCTCCCTACTTCTGATGATGGTGCAGTAGATATTGCACAAGGTGGTTTTTATTCTTCTTCTTATGACATAGAGGGAAAGGATAGAACCCAATACGATTTGATTAAGAGATATCGTAATATTGCACAACAACCAGAGTGTGATAGTGCGATTGAAGATATTATTAGTGAAGCGGTTGCGTCAAATGAATATGATGCACCAATTTCGTTAGGCCTTGATGGTCTAAAACAATCTGATAAAGTTAAAAGAAGAATACGAGAAGAGTTTGATAGAGTTCTTCAACTATTATCTTTTCAAGAAAAAGGTCATGACATATTCAGAAGATGGTATGTTGATGGTCGTTTATTCTATCACAAAGTTATTGATGTAAAAGACCCAAGAAAAGGTATTACTGAATTAAGATATATTGACCCTCAAAAAATTAAGAAGGTTAGAGAAAAAATATCTGGTAAACCTAATCCAATTACACAAGTAGAAGAAAAACAAAAAGCGATTGATTTTTATATCTACAATGAACATGGAATTACTACTGGTGGTTCTGTTAATAGTGGATTAAAAATTTCAAAAGATTCTATTGCATATTGTCCTTCTGGTTTAATTGACCAGAATAGAGGTTCAGTATTATCTTATCTACACAAAGCAATCAAACCAGTCAATCAACTAAGAATGATTGAAGATAGTCTGGTTATTTACAGAATATCAAGAGCTCCAGAAAGACGAATATTCTATATTGATGTTGGTAATCTACCAAAGATAAAAGCAGAACAATACCTAAAAGATGTTATGAATCGTTATCGTAACAAACTGGTATATGATGCATCTACTGGTGAGATTAAAGATGACAGAAATCATATGTCAATGTTGGAAGACTTCTGGTTACCTAGAAGAGAAGGTGGTAGAGGTACAGAGATTACTACACTGCCTGGCGGTTCTAATCTTGGTGAGATTGATGACATTATCTATTTCCAAAGAAAACTGTATAGGTCACTCAATGTTCCAATCTCAAGAATGGAAGCTGAACAGAACTTCTCATTAGGTAGGTCTACAGAAATTACAAGAGATGAACTTAAATTTACTAAGTTTGTACAAAGACTAAGAAAGAAGTTTACAATTCTATTCCACGACTTGTTGCGTACACAACTAGTTCTTACTGGTGTGATTGCAGAAGAAGAGTGGGATATGATGAAAGAACATATTACATACGATTGGTTAATGGATGGACATTTTGCAGAACTGCGTGATGCAGAGATTCTAAGAGAACGTATAGATATGTTAGGAACATTAGAACCTTATATTGGTAATTTTTATTCAAAGAGATGGGTTCAAAAAAATGTTCTTCATATGTCAGATGAAGAAATCACACTCATGACAAACGAGATTGAAGATGAGGGTGGTGGAGAAGATGATGACATGATGATGTCACAAAAACCAAAAGGTGATACACAAATCAATGAAATAAAGGTGGTTAAAAAATGACAAAAGAAGTAGTTGACGCAATCGCATCTGGTGATAACCTTGGTGCAGAAACACATTTTAAAAATGCAATTTCATCAAAAGTTGGAGCTGCATTAGAGAAAAGAAGGGAAGAAGTTGCAAATACAATGGTAACGCAACATATTCCAGAGGTGGAAGATGAAGAAGAGGTTCAACCAGATAGCTCTGCCTGAAAAGGATGAGCATAAGAAAACCAAAGAGTATAAAAAACTATCGCCTGCTATGCGTAAAGCGGTAGACTATATATTTGGTATTATGGATGCGAAACCTTCAGATTTCCTAAATAGTTTTGAGAAAACTATAAAAGATGCCGCTCGTAAGTTCAAAGTGCGTGAAAACGAACTTATGAAGTATTTTGAACGAGAAATGTTAGGAGAATATCAATGGCAGTAGATGCAGTTATCCTTTCGGATAAAGATTTTGAAACAGTTGTTAAGGTAACAACAACTGGAACAAATACTAATGCCAGTATTGTTGACGCATCTAACCTTGAGGGTGCGGCTTCAAATCCAAGATTAAGTATTGTTGCTTGTCAATGGACTACTGGTTCACAAACAAATATTTTATTTGATGCAAGTTCTAATGATGTTGCATTATCACTAAACGGAAATGGTGCGTATAACACTGGCGCTCAGTCTATGCCTTCTATTCCAAATCCAGCAAGTTCTGGTGTAACTGGTGATATATTATTAACAAACGGAAGTGCATCCGTAGGAACTATCTGGTTAAAACTTAGAAAAGTTTCTGGATATAATAATCTTGCATAGGGAGTGAGAATATGAAATTAATATCAGAACATTTTAGTGATGATGTAGAATATATTACGGAGGAAAAAGAGGACGGTAAGAAAGCCTTTAAATTAAAAGGTGTATTCATGCAAGCCGAAATCAAAAACCGTAATGGTCGTGTCTATCCTATGGAAGTATTAGAAAAAGAAGTAGAAAGATATAACAAAGAGTTTATTGAACAAAATCGTGCATATGGTGAATTAGGACACCCAGACGGCCCGACAGTAAACTTAGATAAAGTATCCCATATGGTAACAAGTTTAAAACCAGATGGGAAGAACTTCATTGGTGAAGCTAAAGTTATGGGAACACCAATGGGAGAAATTGTAAAAAATATTATGGATGATGGTGGTAAACTCGCAGTGTCCTCAAGGGGCATGGGTAGTTTGACCAAAAAGAATGGTGCAAACTATGTCAATGATGATTTCTACCTTGCGACTGCAGCTGATATTGTTGCAGACCCTTCCGCTCCAAATGCTTTCGTAGAAGGTATTATGGAAGGAAAAGAGTGGGTTTGGAACAATGGATTGTTACAAGAACAAGAAGTTGCAAAAATCAAGGATGAAATGGAACGTAATGTGCGTTCTAGAAAAGCGAATTACCAAGCACTCGCTTTCGCAAAATTCCTCAAGAATTTATAATTACTAAATATAGTGTAAGAGGATTATTAATATATTAATAAGGAGACTCAAATGTCAGAAATTGATAAGACAATAGAAGAACTTGAACAAGAAGTTCTTGCTGACTTGAATGAGGCCGAAATGAAAAAGGATTCTTCCGCTGCTGGTAAAGGTGCAGTGGCCGCTGAACCAATGAAAAAAATGGATTCAGAGGATGAGGATGCTGAGGATTTAGGTGCTCCAGTAGTTAAGGGTGACGAAAAGAAAGCCGATGCTGCTAAAAAAGTCAAAAAAGATGCTTCTACTCCAAGTGCTGAAAAAGGTGACCAGAAACCGTTAAAGGCTATGGCTCACAAAGAAGAGGTGGAAATTGAATCTGAAGAAGATGAAGTTGTCACTGAAGGTAAAAAATTAAAAGAGATGGGTCATAAAGACGAAATGGCTCATATGCCCAAATCTAAAAAAGAAGCAATGGAAATGATGCAGAAAGAGATGATGAAAATGTCAGCTGAAGATGCAAAACAACTTGCTGCTTCTTACATGAATAAAGAGGCAATGACAGACGAGGAAGTAGAATTAGAAGGTCTTGCAAAAGCCAAAGAGGCGATTGAAAAGAGACTTGCATCTATTTCAGTCAAAGAAGATGTTGATGCACTCGTAGAAGGTGAAGACCTTTCTGAAGAGTTCAAACAAAAAGCATCTACTATCTTTGAAGCTGCCGTTAAATCAAAAATTCGTCCAGAAGTCGAAAGAATCGAACTTGAGAAAACTCAAGAGATTGCAGAAGAACATGAAGCATTCAAAACTGAACTCGCAGAAAAGGTAGACGGTTACCTTGACTATGTTGTTCAAGAGTGGATGAAAGAAAATGAACTTGCAATTGAAAGAGGACTCAAAGGTGAGATTGCAGAAGACTTTATTACTGGTCTAAAAGCATTGTTTGAAGAACATTACATTGATGTTCCAGACGAAAAATATGATATTCTAGAATCACAAGCACAAAAGATTGAAGAACTTGAAGGTAAGTTAAACGAAACTATGGGTAAACTTACTGAAAAGAAACAGTCTGAAGATTCACTTGTGCGTGAAGCTGTTATCAAAGAAGTTTCATCTGACCTTGCAGAGACTCAAACAGAGAAATTTGCTAGTTTGGTTGAAGATGTTGAGTTCACCGATAAGGAATCCTTTGAGGAAAAACTTAACACGCTTAAGGAAAATTACTTCCCTAAGTCAACTCCATCCCAACTCACTGAAGAGAGTGGAGTGGAGACTCAAGAGATTGACATAAGTGACGCTATGGCTGCGTATACTAGTGCAATTAAAAGGACTGCACCTTACATGAATGATGTAAATGCACAACCTTTTAAAGATGTCAAGAATTAAATTATGATAAATAATACTAATATAGTTAAAGGGGATTAACAAATGTATAATTCAGAAAACTTACAAGAGAAGTGGCAGCCAGTCCTCAATCATCCAGATTTGCCTGAGATTAAGGATAACTACAGAAAAGCCGTTACTTCAATCATCTTGGAAAACCAAGAAAAAGCTATGAAAGAAGATGCAGCTTTCCTATCGGAAGCCGCACCTACTAACTCTACTGGAAGTGGTATCAATAACTACGACCCAATTTTGATTTCGCTAGTAAGACGTGCTATGCCTAATTTGATTGCGTATGACGTATGTTCAGTGCAACCAATGACTGGCCCAACTGGTCTTATCTTCGCAATGAAGTCAAGATTCTCAACTCAAGGTGGAACAGAGGCATTGTTCAACGAACCAGATGCTGGTTTCTCAAATGATGATGCTGCTGGAGACTTGAACTCAACTGCAATGACTGGTTCTAACCCTGCTGTCTTAAATGACGCATCTCCAGGCACATACTTAACTGGTGGTGCAGACTACGGTTCAACTACTGGTGGTGGTATGACTACTGCTGAAGGTGAGGCATTAGGTGATGCAGCTGCAAACTCATTCGCAGAAATGGCGTTCTCAATCGAGAAGTCAACTGTGACTGCAAAGTCAAGAGCACTTAAAGCAGAATACACTATGGAACTCGCACAAGACTTAAAAGCAATTCACGGTCTTGATGCAGAAACAGAATTGTCAAACATTCTGTCTTCAGAAATCCTTGCTGAAATTAACAGAGAAGTGATTAGAACAATCTATATCTCTGCTAAGAAAGGTGCTTCTGTAAATACAACTACTGCTGGTATCTTTGACTTAGATACAGACTCAAACGGTAGATGGTCAGTTGAGAAGTTCAAAGGACTTATGTTCCAAATCGAAAGAGATGCTAACGTAATTGCACAAGAGACAAGAAGAGGAAAAGGTAACATGATTATCACTTCTTCAGACGTTGCTTCTGCATTGCAAATGGCTGGTGTATTAGATTACGCTCCTGCTCTTAACAACAACTTACAAGTTGACGATACTGGAAACACTTTCGCTGGTGTTCTTAACGGTAGATACAAAGTGTATATTGACCCATATGCTGCTAACAACGCTGCTAAACAGTACTATGTTGTTGGTTATAAGGGAACTTCACCATATGACGCTGGTATCTTCTACTGCCCATATGTACCACTACAGATGGTTCGTGCAGTTGGTGAGAATACTTTCCAACCGAAAATCGGTTTCAAAACTCGTTACGGTGTTGCTCAAAACCCATTCGCAACTGGGGATGCAACAGACATTACTGCTAATGCAAATGACAACACATACTACAGACGAGTACAAGTCGCAAACCTTATGTAATAATAAGAAACGACTTAAATCGGAACTTAGGGGGGGTTTTTACTCCCCCTTTTTTTATGTGCATACTAAATAATAGTAGGAGATAAACATGGCTACTACTATCAACGCACTTGCAAGACAACCTACTGAACTGGATTATGCAGACCCAACCAAGTTTAAGTTCAGTATTAATAAACTACCCAAAGTTGAGTATTTTACTACAGCTGCAAATCTGCCTGGCATCAACCTTGGTGAATCTATTCTTCCAACTCCCTTCAAACAAATTCCAGTCATGGGTGATGACCTTACATTTGACAATTTAGAAATTACTTTTCTTGTAGATGAAAGGTTAGAAAACTATAGAGAACTTCATCAATGGTTAGTAGGTATAGGTTTTCCAAAAGCAAGAACACAGTTTGAATCATTTAGAAAAGATGAGGCAACTTCATTTCCAACCGATAGTTCAGTAAAGGGTGAAGCTACAAACCCAGGCACTGCAACTGGTAATCAAGCTATGTTTGGTGATGCAACACTTACGATTATGACTAGTAAAAATAATCCAGTGGTTGAGGTAAGATTTTCTGATTTATATCCAGTTGCATTAAGTGGACTTGCATTTAATCAACAAGAGGGTGACGTAACTTATTTAACTGCAACTGCAACTTTTACATATAAGTTGTATGAAATGTTTACTATATAATACAAGGTGGTGGATATATCTTGAACAACAGTTTTTTATATTGAAACGAGTTTTCATTAAATATAGAAAAAGCTAGACAATCCACCACCGTTTTGAATTGAGGATAATATAATATGGATTTGGAACAATTACAAAAAGAGGCAGAAAAAGACCTCAAGATAGATAAAGAACAACTGGATATTGAATCACTTAAAACTCCAGAACTTTATGGTAAATATCTAAAAATCTTTACTCGTTGGAACTTGTTATCAAAACAAGCAGAAGCAGAATATAAAAAACTTCTAAGACATAAATGGGAATACTACTCTGGTAAATCAGACCCAAAGGTTTATCAAGAAAAACCATTTGACCTAAAAGTTCTCAAACAAGATATTCCTACCTACCTTGAAAGTGATGAGGACTTAATACAAGCTAAACACAAAGTAGATTATCACAACGCAATGTGTGACTATGCAGAAAGTGTTTGCAAGATGATGAACAATCGTGGATTTCAAATTAAAAATGCGATTGATTGGAAAAGGTTTATGGAAGGTTCACTTTGATAATTTCAAAGAAAAATGATGTATATGTAAAGGTTGATACAGAACCAAATATTGCAAGAGAACTGGTAGACTTTTTTACCTTTGAAGTGCCAGGCGCAAGGTTTATGCCAACCTACAAAAATCGTGTATGGGATGGAAAAATTCGTTTGTACAATCAAATGACAGGCGAAATTTATTTTGGTCTTGTACCATATGTAGAAGAGTTTGCAAAACGTAATGATATAAGTATTGAATATAAAGAAGGAGTGAAAGATGAAGGAGAACATAGAACTAGCGTCTTGGGTGGATTTGTTAGAAGAGTGTCACCTAAGTCCAAGGGAAAAAGTTTACAGATTCGTGATTACCAGATGGCCGCATTTACTCATGCAATCAGAAACAATCGGAGCCTTTCTCTTAGTCCTACTGCTTCTGGTAAGTCGTTAATAATATACTTACTGAGTAGATGGTATGAGTCTAACAGAGTCCTTATACTTGTTCCTACAACATCTCTTGTGGAACAGATGTACTCCGACTTTCTTGATTATGGTTATGTTGAATCAAAGATGCAAAAGATATATCAAGGCCATTCAAGAGAGATTACAAAAGAAGTAACTATCTCCACATGGCAGTCTTTGTATAAGATGCCTAGAAAATACTTTGAACAGTTTGGATGTATTCTGGGAGATGAAGTACATTTATTCAAAGCAAAATCACTTACAAATATTATGAACAAAATGCACCAGACCCAGTATCGTCATGGGTTTACTGGAACACTTGATGGTATGCAAACACATAGATTAGTATTAGAGGGTTTGTTTGGCTCTGTCAATAAGGTAACATCAACAAAAGACTTAATGGATAAAAAAACGCTTGCAAAGTTAAAAATTAAATGTATAGTATTACAATATCCAGATGCAGATAGAAAATTTATGAAAGACCAAAACTATCAAGATGAAGTAGATTTATTGGTTCGTGACGAAAGAAGAAATAAATTTATTGTAGACTTGACAACTCATCTAAAAGGTAATACATTAGTTTTATTTCAATTTGTAGAAAAACATGGCTCTGTTTTATATGATATGATGAAAGACCTAGATAGAAAAGTATTTTATGTGTGGGGTGGAACAGACACAAAGACAAGAGAAGATGTTCGTGAAATTACAGAAAAAGAGAAAGATGCGATTATCGTTGCGTCATATGGTACGTTCTCTACTGGTATTAATATTCGTAACTTACACAATGTCGTGTTCTCATCACCATCCAAGAGTAGAATTAGAGTCTTGCAATCTATTGGAAGGGGATTGCGAACAAATCAAAATAAGTCTGGAGCTACCCTTTTAGATATTGCAGATGATTTATCTTGGAAATCAAGACAAAACTTTACACTTCGTCACTTCATGGAACGAATAAATATCTATAATGAAGAAGAGTTTGATTATGAAATCAAAAACTTACCGATAGAAAGTTAAACATGAATACTAAAATTTTAAAACTTACAAATGGAGATGAAATTATTACCACATTGAGTGCAAAAAATGACACCACTGTTGTTACTGCACATAATCCATTAAAAATTAATAGTTATCCCAGAGTATCAAAAACTGGAATAGAGGAATCTATGGCTTTATCTCGTTGGGTAAGTTATGGTGAAAATGATAGTTGTGAAATTATAAAAAACAATATTGTTGCAGTTACTTCAGCTTCAGTAGGTATTTCTAAATTTTATGAATTCTGTGTTTTACGAATGAAAAAAGGAAAAGATGCTCTCCTTGCAGAACAAGAACCAACTCCAGAACAGTTAAAAAGACTAGAAGAAGAAATGGATGAAGAGATGATGGATGAATATTTTGATGATTACAATACTAAAAAAACCATACATTAAAGTATTTCTTCAAACCCAGCATAGAGAATATAACAGTTTGTCAAGTCAGAGTCAAGTCAAAAATCAAAGAATATTGACTTGACTTTAACTTAGGATTCTGGTATTGTATGTATAACTTTAACAAGGAAAAGGTGAAGTGACTGAAAAAAAGAAAAAACCACATTATGTAAATAACAAAGAGTTTTTACAAGCGATGGTAGAATGGAATGACCGTTGTAAACAGGCTAAAAAAGAGGGTAAACCTCAGCCTCCGATTACTAATTATATTGGTGAGTGTTTTCTAAAGATTGCAAATCATCTATCCTATCGTCCAAATTTTATTAATTATACTTATCGTGAAGAGATGATTAGTGATGGTATTGAGAATTGTCTACAATATGTACATAACTTTAATCCAGATAAATCAGATAATCCTTTTGCATATTTTACACAGATTATCTACTATGCATTTCTTAGACGTATTCAAAAAGAAAAGAAACAAGCCCATGTAAAAAACAAAATTATCGAAAACATGAATGTAGATATGTTCTTAATGCAAGAGGAAAATGGAGAAGTCCAACAAAACCCTTACACAGATTATTTACAGAAAAACTATCTTCCAGAGGAAGATGTTTATAAACCTAAGAAAAAGAAAGATAAACCAAAAGGATTAGAATTATTTTATAATGAAGATAGCACTGATAACTGATACTCACTTTGGTGCGAGAAATGATAGTCTACCGTTTAACGAATACTTTTACAAGTTTTGGGAAGAGATATTTTTTCCATTAATTGATAAAAAAGGTATTGATACTATCATTCATTTAGGTGATACTATGGACAGACGTAAGTTTGTTTCATATAAAATTGCAAATGATTTTCGCACACGATTCATTCAACCACTTGTAGATAGAAATATTGATACACATATTCTTATTGGTAATCACGATACCTATTACAAGAATACAAATGAAGTAAACTCTCTTGCAGAGCTTGTAGGAAATCAATATGACAACATTAAGTTTTATGAAGAGAACTGCACAGTAAACTTTGGTAATGTTCCAATCTTCTTTTGTCCTTGGATAAATGCAGAAAATTATGGTTCAACTATAAAAGGTATTCAAAATACAAATGCAGAGATTTGTATGGGTCATTTAGAAATAAATGGTTTTGAAATGCATAAAGGACACTTCTCTGAAGCTGGTCATCCTAAAGAAATATTTAGAAAATTTGATACTGTATTCTCTGGTCACTTCCATAAGAAATCAGATGATGGACAAATTTATTATCTTGGTTCTACATATCAAATGACATGGAGTGATGATGGTTGTCCAAAAGGATTTCATATATTTGATACGGTAGATAAAAGTCTAGAAAGGATTATAAATCCCTTCACGATATTTGAAAAAATTTATTATGATGACACAACTACGGATTATAATAAAGTAGACGTATCACAATATAAAGATAAGTTCATAAAACTTGTAGTTGTCAATAAAAAAGACTTGTATCAGTTTGATAGATTTACTGATAGATTGTTACAAGAACAAACGCATGAAGTAAAGATTGTAGAAGATTTTTCTGACCTAGATGCAGAAAATGTATCGGATGATATCGCAGAGAATACTCAAGATACAACCACACTTTTAGAAAAGTATATTGATGAACTTGATGTAGACTTAGATAAGAAACGATTGAAAAATACTATGAAGGCTCTTTATCTAGAGGCCTGTGACTTGGAGTTATAATTTTGGTTATATTTAATACTGTAAGGTGGAAAAACTTCCTATCAACTGGAAATACTTTCACCGAAATTCAACTTGACCAGAATCCATCAACATTAGTTGTGGGTGAAAATGGTGCTGGTAAATCAACTATTCTAGATGCACTATGTTTTGTTCTGTTCAATAAACCATTTAGACAAATTAGTAAATCTCAATTACTCAACTCTATTAATCAAAGAGAAGCTATTGTTGAGGTAGAATTTACTACACAAAATAAACATATCAAAATTGTTCGTGGTATTAAACCTAATAAGTTTGAAATCTATGTTGATGGTGTGATGATTAACCAGAACGCAAATGCAAAGGATTATCAGAAACATCTAGAACAACAAATACTTAAATTCAACTATCGTTCATTTACACAAGTTGTTATTCTTGGTAGTTCTACATTCGTACCATTTATGCAGTTAAACTCTAAGAATCGTAGAGAGGTTGTAGAAGATATCCTAGATATAAAGATATTCTCTTTAATGAACCTTGTTCTTAAAACAAAAGTAAGAGAAGTAAATACAAATATTACAGATAGTAATTATGCTACTGACCTTACAAAAAGTAAGATAGAAATACAAGAGAAATATATTGAAGATTCTAAAAACAATAGGGATACTATTCTTACTGAAAAGACAAATCTTATATCAGCTAATGAAGAAGAAATCCATACAAACCAAAAGAAAGAAGATGAGTTACAACAATCCACCAATACCTTTTTGGAAGCGATGAAAGGTGAAGATGTTATTGTTACAAAAAGAGATAAATTGAAAGATGTGCAGTTTTCTTTGAAAGATAAACACAATAGACACTCCACTCTTATATCATTTTTTGAAGACAATGATGATTGTCCAACTTGTTATCAACATATTGATGAAGAATTCAAATGTAAAACTATAGATGAAAAACTTCTAGAAGTTAGAGAACTTGAAACTGGATTAAATAAATTATCAGAGGAAATGGATAAGGTAAACAAAAAGGTAAAAGAGTTTAGAAATTTATCAATCGCAATCCAAAAAAATCAAATAGAAATTGGTAAATATCGTAGTACAATTACTCAACTTGAAAAGTTTAATTCAACTCTAGAGGCTGAGGTCAAACAAATAAAAGACCAAAATATTGTTGAAGAAGATTTAAAAAAGCTTGACAAACTACAAGAAAAGTTGTATAGTTTAGAATCAACCTCAAAAAAGTTGAAAGAAGAATTGTTTTATTATGATGTTGCAAGAAATCTATTGCAAGATACTGGTATCAAAACAAAGATTGTTAAACAATATCTGCCTATTATGAATAAGTTGATAAACACTTATCTATCATCTATGGATTTCTTTGTTAACTTTAATATTGATGAAAACTTTAATGAAACAATTAAATCAAGATTTCGTGATGATTTTACCTATGCAAATTTTTCAGAGGGTGAAAAGATGCGTATTGACCTTGCACTTCTTTTTACTTGGAGAGCTATCGCAAAGATGAAAAACTCTACGAATACTAATCTGTTAATATTAGATGAAATATTTGATAGTTCACTAGATACAGATGGTACAGATGCATTTCTTAAAATTTTAGGTACATTTGATAAAGAAAATGTATTTGTTATTTCACATAAACAAGATATGTTATTTGATAAGTTTAGACACACAATTAAATTTGAGAAAACTAGAAACTTTAGTAAGGTTGCATGATGGGAAAGAGAAGTGACTTTGAAAGAATACCCAGAGACTATTATCCAACACCGTATGAAGCAGTTCTACCACTAATACCACACTTACCACAGAAACCGTTCTCATATGCAGAACCATGTGCTGGTGATGGTAGACTAATTAGTCATCTTGCAAAACATGGTGGTGATGTTAGATATGCATATGATTTAGAACCTAAAAGTGAATGGGTCAAAGAGGCTGATGCACTTACTCAAGGTTACACACAGTGTGAATATATTATCACAAACCCACCTTGGAATCGTAAAATTCTACATCCCATGATAGAACACTTTGCAGATTTTAAACCAACATGGCTTCTTTTTGATGCAGATTGGATACACACAAAACAATCAATTCCCTACTTGACAATGTTGAAAAAGGTTGTTAGTATTGGACGAGTTAAATGGATTGAAGGAACTAAGAGTGTTGGTAAAGACAACTGTTGTTGGTATCTCTTTCATAATACCCAAATGGTCAAACCTATTGAATTTTGGGGTAGAAATTAATTCAAAAAAAGACTTGACTTTGTTCTCATAACATGGTATAGTATATACATAATCAAGAGAGAAAGTGATTCGGAAATGTTGTGACGATATTCTAAGGACGGAAACAGTGCGAGTAGGTTCTCCCCATATGAATTGAAAGCTATGTCCACACAAGGTGATATGGGGGCACACTAGCTAAAAGTCCTGACTAGTGTGACTGTCACTGATGCGACCAGACTAAAAGCCAGGCATTTTTTAAAAAAGACTTGACTTTGTTATGATAACATGGTACATTATAAGAGAATTAAGAATCAGTCATAAAGGAGAGAAAATATGGCACATATGGTAGAAACAATGGCTTACGCTGGTGAGTTGCCATGGCATGGTCTTGGAGTGAAGGTCATTGATGATTTAACACCAGAACAGATGATGCAAAAAGCAGGAGTTGATTGGTCTGTTGAAAAACAAGATTTGGTAACTGCTGGTGGGTCAACTGTTAAATCTAAACAGGCACTTGTCCGTTTATCTGACGGTGAAGTTCTTGACATTGTAGGTAAAGGTTGGAATCCAGTTCAGAACGCAGAAGCGTTTAACTTCTTTGAAGAGTATGTTCGTGCTGGTGATATGCAGATGCATACTGCTGGTTCGTTGAATGGTGGTAAGATGGTTTGGGCTCTCGCAAAGACCAACGAATCATTTGAACTTTTCAATGGTGATGTAACAGAGAATTATTTCTTGTTCTCTAATCCACATGAGTTTGGTAAGGCGATTGATATTCGTATGACACCAATTCGTGTTGTTTGCAATAACACATTGACACTTTCACTATCACAAGATAGTAATGCAATGTTAAAAGTCAATCACCGTAAGGAGTTTGATTCTTCTGAAGTGAAAGAACAAATGGGTATTGCAAAAGAAAAAATGGAACAATATAAGTCAATGGCTGAGTTCCTTGGTTCAAAACGATATACTTCAGAAAATATTGTTCAATACTTCAATGAAGTTTATGGTTCGCCTGCAAAGGAAAAAGTAGACGGTGTTTTTCCATTTACTTCCAACAATGCGAAAATCGCTATGGAAAACTTAGATACTCAACCTGGCGCAAACTTTGCTCAAGGTTCATTCTGGAACGCATTTAACACTGTTACTTACATGGCAGACCATGTTCAAGGTCGTGAAACTTCAAGTAGAATAGAATCGTCATGGTATGGACGAAATCGTAGGGTCAAGTTAACTGCACTTGACAAGGCTCTAGAATATGCAGAGGCTGCCTAAAAAAAGTTTTGTGTGGGGGTTGATTTTTGAAAATTAATCCCCATATAAATAGTAGTGATAATGTCCAGTACAAGGCCTTCGTAGACCTTTATTGGTACAGAGATGGTAAGACATCTTAGGATTTATCGGTGCGGCCCACCGACATTATCATTATGCATATGCCATTGTGGGTATGCAAATATTAATCTTGCTTAATAAGGAGATATAAAATGACAAATTTAAGCACACTTAGAAACGCCCTTCAGGCGTTTGATTACAACCATATGACTCCCTATGCTGTGGGGTTTGATAGAACATTCGATAGATTGTTCGACTATGTAACTCATCAAGCAGAGTCAACTGGTTTTCCACCTTACAACATCCAAAAGACAGAAGATTACAAATTTGTAATTGAAATGGCTGTCGCAGGCTTCGGTAAAAAAGATATTGAAGTGGAAGTTGCAGAAGGTGTTCTCACAGTTAAATCAATCAAAGATAAAGATACTGATACAACTGATGAGTATACTCTTTACAAAGGTATTTCTGCAAGAAACTTTACAAGAAAGTTTACACTCGCAGATGATATCGTAGTAAACGGTGCAGAACTTAAAGATGGGATGTTAACAATCTCATTGGAGAGAATTGTACCAGAGGCGAAAAAACCTCAACTAATTACTATCAAGTAATTGATAGAAATACTAAGGGGTGACTTGACATCACCCCTTTTTTATGTTATAGTCTGAACAGTAAATCATGATAAGGAGAATATATTATGAGTAGACCTAAAATGTCTAAAAAACAGAAGGTACTAAACCTTCTGTCTAAAGGTGAAAATGTAACATGGAAAACTTTGAGAAAAAGATTTGACCTTGTATCACCAACTAAAATGATTGATACTCTAAAAAGTGAAGGTCATTGTATCTATACAAACGACACTGCAAAAGGTGTTGCATATAGATTAGGAGCTCCCTCTAGGGAAATCATCTCTGCTGGTATTGCATCTGTACTTGGTACAAAGTACGCATACTAAACTGAAATCGGAGAGGGGGGTTTCCCCCTCTTCCCAATATTATATTATGGAGTTTATATTTGAAAATCTTTGGTAAAAAAGAAGAGCCTGTCGTAGAACAATCTATACATTACAAATATTCTGAAGATAGAATATTTCATGAACTAAAAGAATATGTAGATAATACCTACGACCAACATTATTCCCAAAACAAATTTCAAGCAACTGAGTTCATTCTAGATAGTGGACATGGTACTGGATTCTGTATTGGTAATATTCTAAAGTACGCCCAACGCTATGGGAAAAAAGGTACTAGAGAAGATGCAAGAAAAGACTTGCTTAAAGTAATCCACTATGGTATAATCGCATTACATAATCATGACAAGGAGAAAAATTGATATGAAACTTAGTAATGATACTAGAGAAGTGTTGAAGAACTATTCTACAATCAACGCTAATCTATTGGTGACTTCTGGTAATCAGATTGCAACAATGTCTCAAATGAAAAACATTGTATCAAAAGCATCTTTACCAGATACATTTGAAAGTGAATTCGCAATCTATGATTTGAACGAGTTCCTATCTGCAATGTCATTGTTTGATGACCCAGAGTTAGACTTTGGTGATAGTAGTGTAAAAATATCACAAGGTGGTCAATCACTAAATTACTTTTATAGTGACCCAACTGTTGTGACTACACCAAAATCTGATATCACAATGCCTGACCCAGATGCAACATTTACACTTAAACAAAGTGTATTTAATCAAGTGTTGAAGGCTTCATCTGTTCTTGGTGTTCCAGATATGGTTCTGGATGTAGATGAAGGTGGTAAGATGAATCTTAGAGTTTCAGATAGAAAGAATGATACATCAAACAGTTTTAGTGTTGAAGTTGGAGATGATTTGCCTGGCACACCTAATCAAAAATTCTATTTTAAAGTAGAAAACCTAAAGTTACTTTCTGGTGACTATGAGGTTAAGGTATCATCAAAAGGTATTTCTAATTTCAAGAATATTAATAAAGATATTGAATACTTTATTGCACTAGAAACTGCTTGAGGATTAGTTTATGAATGAAATATTATGGGTAGAGAAGTATCGTCCATCTACCATATCAGATGCGATACTTCCATTTGAGTTGAAACAAACATTTCAACAATTTGTAGATAATCAAAATTGTCCTAATTTATTATTGTCTGGTTCAGCTGGTTGTGGTAAAACAACTGTTGCAAAGGCAATGTTAGAGGAACTTGGTTGTACCTACATGATGATTAACGGTTCTGAGGAATCTGGTATTGATGTTCTTAGAAACAAAATCAAGAACTTTGCGAGTACTGTCTCTATGGATGGTAAACGTAAATACGTTATTCTAGATGAAGCAGATTATCTTAATCCACAATCTACACAGCCTGCGTTGCGTGGATTTATTGAAGAGTTTAGTAAAAACTGTGGATTTATTCTGACTTGTAACTTCAAGAATCGTATCATTGAACCACTTCATAGTCGTTGTTCAAGTATTGAGTTTCGTATTCCTAATGAAGAGAAACCACAACTTGCAATGGATTTTATGGAAAGTTGTCAGAACATTCTAAATATAGAGAATATACAATACGACAAAAAAGTAGTTGCATCACTCATTCAGAAGTTCTTCCCAGATTGGAGAAGAGTACTAAATGAACTGCAACGATATAGTGCAAGTGGAGTAATTGATGCTGGTATACTGGTTAACTTATCTGAAGACTCAATCAAAGAACTTTTGGTCTTTCTTAAAGGTAAAGAGTTTACCAATGTTCGTAGATGGATTGTCAACAATCTTGATAATGACCCAAGCCGTATTTATCGTAGGATTTACGATTCCCTTTATGATAGTTTGGTGCCTTCTACTATCCCCCATGCTGTTGTTATACTTGCTGACTATTCTTACAAGTCCGCCTTTGTTGCAGACCAAGAAATAAATCTTCTTGCGTGTATGACAGAGTTGATGTCTCAAGTAAAGTTTAAGTAGATGGCTTACGAACTCAAGGAATACTTAAAATCAATCAATACATCTAAGGAAAACTTGATGGATGGTGATGACCCTCTTTATGAAAAGAAGTATTCACCATTTATCATGAACAAGTGTCTAGCACCATTCAATGATACAATCATGTTGGTAAATGAGATGAACTTCCACCATCATCTTGATAACAAACTACAGTATGATTTTTTACTAAATAGTCTAAGGAAGCAGAATAGATATGCTCCTTGGATGAAGGCGAGTAAAACTAAAAACTTAGAGTATGTCAAAGAATACTTTGGTTATAATAATGAAAAAGCAAGGTCTGTATTGAACATACTAAATGATGAACAAATCGCCTATATAAAAACAAAATTGAAAAAAGGTGGAAAAAATGAATGATAGTTTATGGAAACCAGACCAAATGCTTGAGGTGGGTTTGAAAGAACCAGATGACTTTCTAAAAGTTCGTGAGACACTTTCTCGTATTGGTGTTGCGTCAAGAAAAAACAAAACTCTATTTCAGTCCTGCCATATTTTACATAAACAAGGTAAATATTACATTGTTCATTTCAAAGAGTTATTTGCTCTAGATGGTAAGGACACAAACATTTCAGAAAACGATATTGCAAGAAGAAATACAATCGCTAATCTTTTATCAGATTGGGGATTAATAAATGTTGTAGGTAAAAGTGTAGTTGAGGCTGCACCATTATCACAAATAAAAGTAATTAGTTTTAAAGAAAAAAATGAATGGTTACTTGAAACCAAATATAATATTGGTAAAAAGAAAGAATAAAGATGGAAACTTTTAGTCAATTCTTGTCAGAGGAAACAACTGAAGACTACAAAGTAGTTATTCTTACAGTTGAAGTAGGCGACAAGTCTAAGACTGCAACCAAGTTTGAAGAACAAGCCAAGAAAATGGGTATGGAAGTTATTCTATGTGAATTTAAGAAAACATCCTTAACCTTTGATGATGGTAAATACATTATCTCTAATAAAGAAGATAATATGGAAATTAATTCTAAAGATACTGTTGTTTTTATAAGAGGAACACCGACTAGAGATAGTCACCTAGACTTGATTTCTGAATTAGAAAGAATTGGTATAACTTGTGTTAATAGTAGAACTACTATTCAAATTTGTGCTGATAAGTATCGTAGTTATGTTAGACTAAAAGATTTCAGATTAGACCAACCAAAAAGTGTTCTTGTTCCTACAGTAGATGATATAGATTCTGCATTAGAGGAACTTGATAGTAAGTTTCCAATTATTCTTAAAACACTTAGAGGTGCTGGTGGAGTTGGTGTTCTGTTTGT